ATGATGCAGAAGACAGTGACAGACTGCCCTTTGGAGAGTAATCAGAGTAGTAAGAAATAGAATTAAGAACAAGAAAAATCATTAGAAAATGAAGAAGACAAATTTTGCATTTATGGCATTTGCTACTGGTAAAGTATCTACTGAAGGCAATGCAGTAAAGAGATATACAGGTGTAGCTCCTGTATCTATTTTGGCTATAAATCCTGACAAAGCAGAGCTTGAGAAGCTGTATAATACCCAACTTGAAAATGACCCTGAGTATCTGGGTGAAGTTGAGGTAGGTGAGGATAAGCATAAAGTACAGAATGTCAGACTTGACTTCATTGTTAAGACTGATGCTGGGAAGTGTGGTGGTATTGAATTTACCACTAAGGTAGCTTTCTTCCTTAGAAAGGAGTACAGATACAACAGAGACCAGACTAAGGTACAGGTAATTGATAAGTATGGTAGAACTGCCTGGGTTACTGTAGAGCAGGCTAAGGCACATGAAATTCCTGTATATAAGAATGGTCCTGCCAACATTGATAAGGGCTATAGACCTGCTTATCATGGTGAGGAAGAGCTTACCAACTTCATCAAGGCATACCTCAACATTACTAATGTAATGAAGTATGTCAATAATACTTGGGTTATGGTAGATAAACCTGAGGATTGTGAGGCAAGACTTGAGAGTATTGATGAGTACTTCAAGGGTAACTTCAAGGAGCTGAGAGATGTTATTGCATTGCAGCCTAATAACAAGGTTAAGGTATTGTTTGGTGTAAGAACTACTGATGATAACAAGCAGTATCAGGCTGTTTATAATCAGATGTTCCTGAAGAACAATATCACTGACTACAGTAAGTTGGATGCAGACTTGCAGGAAAGAAAGGCTAATGGTGCATATCCTACTACTGAGTTTACTGTAGGTGACTTGAAGGAGTATGATGTAGAATCTACTGACCTCAGTAACTCTGGTGCATCAGGTGATATGCCTTTCCCTCCTGGCAATGATGATGGTGGTACACCTTGGAATTTTGGTAAGTAAGTAGTAATTTCTAAAATAAAAAGCAATGGCATTCAGTTCTGGTAAATCTTCTGTGAGCCTTGATGATATTCTAAGTAAAGTGACAGAGGCAGACATCCTGTCATATTACTTGGGAGTCATGGAGGTTCCATGCATAATCAATAGTCCCCTTAGGCAGGATAGGAGACCTTCCTTTGGTCTTTACTCTTCTGATGGGATAAGGATATTTTATATAGACTTAGCTACAAGGGATAGTGGGGGTCTGTTTGACCTTCTTGGTAAAATGTGGAATTGTGGCTTTAAGGAGGTCTTGAGTAAAATTAATGAGGATATTTCAAAGTTCTGTGGTGGTGCCAGTATTCATTCATATACTCCCTGTGCTGTAAGAAGTACAAGCAGTTACAACAAAGATACAGATTTGCAGTGCAAAGTCAGAGATTGGAGAGGTTATGATATTGAATATTGGGCTTCCTATGGTATAACTTTGGAATGGCTCAAGTATGCAGAGGTTTATCCCATATCTCATAAGATTGTCATAAAAGATGGTCATAGATATGTGTTTGGGGCTGATAAATATGCCTATGCTTATGTAGAACACAAGGAGGGAAAAGTTACTCTAAAGATATATCAGCCTTTCAATAAAGCTGGTTATAAATGGAGTAACAAGCATGACAATTCTGTAGTAAGCCTATGGACTAAAGTACCTGAATATGGGGAACAGATTTGCATTTGTTCTTCACTGAAGGATGCTTTATGTTTATGGGCTAACACAGGTATTCCATCTCTTGCAATTCAAGGTGAGGGATATAGGATGAGTAATACTGCAATTAGTGAGCTGAAAAGGAGATATAAACAGGTCTTCATTTGCTTGGATAATGATGAGCCAGGATTAAAAGATGCTCAGAAATTATCTGAAGAAACAGGGTTTACTAATGTAGTATTACCACCCTTTAATGAAGGGAAAGATATTTCGGACCTTATGAAAAGTAGGGGAAGAAATGAATTTCTCAAAATAATTTTGCCACTATTTAACACTAATAACAATGATAAGGAAGAGTAAATAGACTTGTATAAGCTAAGGGTAAATATGAGTTCCTTAGAATAATCAAGCCTTTATTTACCTCTTCAAGACAAGAGGACAATGATTGGAATGATTTGCCCTTTTGTATAGATTAAAGTTTCAATAAGTTCAATTTATAAAAGAAAAAGTGAAAACATGGAAGCAAGAAAAATTACAGTCGTACAGACTAAGAATCAGAAGAAGAGTGTTATTATGTCAGAAGCCACGACCCTTGCTGAGTTGAAAAGTGACTTGAGAGCCAATGGTATTGACTATGATGGTATGACCTTCTTTGAAGGCACATCAAAGGTTGAATTGAAGAATGATGCTTCAGTTCTTCCACATGATGTTCCTTACAAGGGAACTGTCACCAATGAGTTGGTTTTCATGCTTACTAACACTAACAAGAAAATTAGAAGTGGTGCTGCTACAATGAGCAGAGCTGAGGCATATAGTGCCATCAAGTCTATGGGTTTGCAGGATGCCTGTGTAAAGAAGTTTGGTAAGAACTTCACTATGTGTAAAACTATTGACCTTATTGCACTGGTACAGAGTAATGGTGCTGCAAAGCCTGCACCTGTTGCTCCTAAGGCTGAGACTAAGGCTGAGACTAAGGCTGAGACTAAGGCTGAGACTAAGAAGGAGGAAAAGGTGGAAACACCTGTAAACACTCCTGAAGCAAATGCTCCTGTAGCACCTGCAAGTAATGGTGGTGAATGTGTTGATACTGTAGCAAGAGCTGCTATCAGTAAGTTGGTGGAAATTCTTGAGGACAATGGCACAATTGAGGATAATGAGAAAGAGAAAGTGCTTGGCATTCTTGGGGGTAAGGTTGCAGTGAGTGCTGGACCTTCTGAGGAGTACAAGCCTAAGTCAGCTTCTCCTTACTCTGATGATGAGATTGATAGTATGTTCACAGGAATGGGTGTGTAAGTAACAGTAGGTAAGGAGGTTAGGAATGCCCCCTTACCTACTTTTTTTTTTACTTTTTTTTTTACTTTTTTTTTATAGTAATATGAGTGGAGAAACAATTGAATTAATTGGGGAGAGGATAGAGAAACTATATAACTCCTTGATGGACAAGCCACTTCGAGTATTAGGCATATTCAATGACTTCTTTGGGGAAGATAAAGTTGATATGCAAGGATATTGGAGTTTGGACAAGTTCAAATCTTGGATGAATATAGAGCCTTTATCTGCTTATATTCCTGATGGTGATATTGTAAGCATGAACAGTAATGACTGGAGTATGTATGAAACACAGGCTATTACTGATTTACCTGAAGACCAGGTAGAAAAGGTTGTTAATGTGCTTACAAATACTACAGTAAAGGAAAGAATTGGTAATGCTAAGTTCAATGGCATATTCATTCTTGTACATTTTCCTCATGTAAGAGTAACTAATGAGCATGACAGATTTGTGGATATTAACCACCTGTGGGCTAAGGTGAAAGTGATGTATGATGGCACATTGAATGGAGAATTCACACTTAACAGGTCAGAATATACCCTGCTTCACATCAGAAGTAATTACATGCACAGTCATATCTATAGTATCCCTACAAATGATTTCACCAAATTCCAAAATCCTTGTATAGGCAGTGGTCCTATTGATGGTACTATCAGTGCCCTCAATAGGGATTATGATGAGGATATGTGGAATATGTTCTGCCTTGAACTGAGTAAGTATGTAACTGTAGAATCTGTTGCTGGAGTACCTTATAATTACTTGGAGAAGTTAGGTACCTATGGTATGGAAGTAGGTGTAGATAGATTCATTACATATCTGTCTCCTAATTACCATGAAAGTGTCATTGCTCCTAGTAAATTCAAGGAGTTTGTAAGGTACTTTATTAACTCTAAGAAGCTCAAATTTAACTATGTCAATGGCTCTTATTCTATTGGAATGTCACTTATTGAATTTATTGTACTCATCAGTAATGAGTTCATTAAATGGTATAATGACCAGTTCAATAAAGAGGAATTAACTACTGAGTTTGCAAACTTGAAGAGACATAATATCTTGAGGGAGTGCATTATAAACAATGGAAAGATTTACTATGATGTAGGCAGGAATAATGTAGACAGCTATGCTCAGTATATAGGCAAGAAAGTCTGTGTATTTAAGGGAAAAGAGATAACTGTAGATATTACAGATATTGCAGAAGTGAGGAATGAGAACAAGAGTATAATTCTTGATACTCAGACTGCATTATACATATTAACAACAATACTCAAAGTATTAAATTACAGATATGGAAGAAACAAAGCAACCCATGAAGGTAATCAGCTTGGTACAGAAGTCAGGTACCTATAATTATAAGCTGATTATTCCAGCAGAAGTGGAAAGAAAGATAAGGTTTACCTGTCAGAAGGTATGGAATACTGAATGGTCAGGTACATTGTTCTTTACACATGAAGGTTCATTTGAGAATAATGACCTTGTGATAAGATGTGTGGACATTTACATCATGGATATTGGAACTCAAGCCTATACAGAGTTTGATATGAATCCTGATGTAATATCCTACATGTGTGAAAATCCTGAATTGCTTGATTGTCAGATGGGTCTTATACATTCCCATAACAATATGGGTACTTTCTTTAGTGGAACAGACACTGCTACTCTAAAGGAAGAAGGTAGGGATAGGAATAATTTTGTGTCTCTTATTGTGAATAATGCAGGTTCCTATACTGCTGCAATCACAAGGAGAATCAAGTCAAAGCAGGTCATGGAATCTGTATCTTATGAGTTCTTTGGTGATGGTGAAAAACAGGACACTGAGAAATATGTAAGTGATGCAGATGAGATTGAATGGTTCTATCTTAAAATAGAGAAAGAAGGTGAGAATTATTCCTTTCCAGATATGGCAGCAAGACTTGAGGAAATCAAGCAAGCTAAGGCAGAGAAAGCCAAGAAAGCTCAGACACCTGTATATTCAAGTGGCTATAAGCCTGTTATTGCTAACTCTTATGGTACAAAGGCAGGTCCAGCAAATCTTGTCAAGAAGGAAGCTGATAAGCCTAAGGTAGTTCAGCCAACTCTCTTTGATAATGCAAATGACTTGCCATTTGAAGAGGGATATGAAATACCTTATGGTCAGGTAACATTTGATAAAGTTACTTTGAAGTCTCTTGTACTTCAATTGATTACAGGCAGCATTATTATCTCTAATGATAGTAAGATTGACATTACCAAATGGGCTAAGTCAATGCCTGCATTGTATGAAAAGAGATTTGGTAAGGGTGAAGAAGGCATGAAAAATTTCAAAATATGGGCAGATACCTATGCAGAATATATGACATGGTATGTGACAGATGAGAAGTTGGAAGAGCTTGGCTTTGATGAAACAGAAATTTGTGCTATTTGTGCCCATGATATGATAGAGGAGCTTACAAAACTCCCTGAAAATGATTATATCAAAGGGTATATTGATGCACTTCAAAAATATTTAATATTATGAATGAAGAAGTAACAGTCCAAGAAAGCCTTCCTGCAACTTTTTTTATAGAGGACCTCAATGAGAGTACTGTACCTGAATCAGATAATCCTATGGAAAATGATGGTGATAGTACTGGCTTTGAACTTTCAGAAGAAGAACAGGCTATCCTTGACCAAGCTGTAGAGGATGCACATCAGGAAATACCTGCAAACTCTGCAACTTTGCTTGTAGATGAAGCTACAAGTAGGTTTAGTTCTGCCATTTGGTATGAGAATATTCAGAAGAAGACTGTAATTTTGGCAGGTGTAGGTGGTATTGGTAGTTATGTAGGCTTCTTATTGGCAAGAATGAAGCCAGCTTCTATGTTTATCTATGATAATGACATAGTAGAAGCTACCAATATGTCAGGTCAGCTGTATGGTCAGTCTGATTTAGGCAGAACTAAAGTATCTGCACTGGCTGAGATGATTAGAAACTATGCTGGCTATGGCAGTGTCTTTGCAATAAATGAGAGATTTACCAATGAATCTGAAGCATCAGACATTATGATTTGTGGCTTTGATAATATGGCAGCAAGAAGACTCTTCTTTAATAAATGGGTAAACCATGTTCAGTCCAAACCAGAGGAGGAAAGGAAGAATTGCCTGTTCATTGATGGTAGGTTGGCAGCAGAGGAGTTTCAGGTATTGTGTATTAAGGGAGATGATAAGTACAACATCAATAGGTACAGTAATGAGTATTTATTCTCTGATGCAGAAGCTGATGAGACAATATGCTCCTATAAGCAGACTACCTTCTGTGCAAATATGATTGCATCTTATATTGTCAATTTGTTTGTGAACTTCTGTGCTAATCAGTGTGAGCTTCTCATTGATAGAGACCTGCCATTCCTCACCACATATAATGCAGAAACAATGTATCTCAAAACTGAAGTATAATGGAATTTAGTATAAGATTTGCACGCAGTGTTAGAAGTGTTTTTAACAGCAGTGACTGCAATAATCCAACCCAGCTTGAAAGAGAATTATCTCTTGATAGTAATAATGTGTTTAGGAGAAGTCTTATCATTGAAGTAAATGATGATGAGGTAGAGATTCCTGTGATTGCAAGAGAACACTTTGAGAGCTTAGTGTCAGAGAAGACAGACCATCCATTAATTGTAGGAACCAAGAGGATAATACTGCCATTGTATGATAATGCACCAAGTCAGGAGAGAAGAACTTTTGATAGTATCATAGTGCAAATGTTCAATAATGTAAGATTTGACATGAGGTTGCAGAAGATAACTACCAACAAAGGTGAAGTGTATTATGGAGGCAGAGGCATTATCTTTGATGAAAGCTATGCTCCATTGCTGTTATGTACACTGACTGCAAGAAAGGTACATACAGAAGAAGGTGGCAATAGTATGGTCTATTATAGACCTGTATGCCATGTTAGCCCTAAAGTATTCTTAGAGTCTTACAAGTTGATTAACAAAGGTATTATTAAGAAACTTATTCCTTTCTATACAAGTAAAGAAGTAAGTTTTCCCAGTTACAGGTTTGGTGTCAATCCAGAGAGTAAAAAGGTGAAAGTTGTAGTAGATAATTTTGATAAGTTCTTTATAGAGCCTATCAAGCCTACTCCATCTGCCACTACTAATGATGCACTGAATGAATGCCTTATTGACAATATGGATGACATAATGATGTTGATATGACATTAGATGAATACTTTGGAGATTGGATGAAAGTAATTGATAGGGCAGAGCTGAACAATGTAATGGCTAAGGTTGGACAGGAATATAGGAGGAAGCCTCTATGTCCTGCCCAATCTGATGTGTTCAGAGCATTTGAGCTTTGTCCCCTCAAGGACTTAAAAGTAGTTATGTTAGGTCAAGACCCCTATCCACAAAAGGGAGTTGCAACTGGCATACTTTTTGGTAACAGGAAGGAGGTTGATGAGGATAACTTATCTCCTTCATTAAATGTTGTTAAAGAAGCAGCCATTAATTTTGAGGTTCCACATTATTGTATTACCTTTGACCAGACTTTAGAGAGTTGGGCTAAACAAGGGATACTGATGATAAACTCTGCTCTTACTGTAGAGATGAACAGGATAGGCTCCCATGTGATGATATGGAGACCTTTCATAGCTAAACTGTTGAAGAACCTGTCTGAATATGACACAGCCATAGTGTATGTGCTATTTGGCAGACAGGCTCAAACTTTCAAACCTTATATCAATAGTAGATTCAATCACATTATAGAGATTGAACATCCTGCATACTTTGCAAGGAGTGGCACTAAGATGCCACACCAACTATTTATTGATATAAGTAATAGAGTAAAAGGAATTTATGGTATACCAATAAAATGGTATGAAGAGTATTAATAACTAAACAATAAAAAAACAAAATGGAAAAGATTTATTTGACAAATGGTAAAGAGGTACAGATTGGAGACACTCTGACTAAAGTATCTAAAGTGAAAGGCCCCTCCTTTGGTAAGGGCACTGTAGTTCAGCACATTGTAGTGACTAAGGACATTCTTCCTGAACTCCTTGAGGCTGGTATTGTTACTACTAAGTCTGTAGTTGAGACTGAGGTTCCTATGGAACTGGAGTACTACATTCAGAAGATTGCAGACAAACTTGGCTGGAAAGTTGAGAAGGTCTATAACTATCTCAATAGTGTAGATGCTATCCTTCCTGCTGCTGCATTCTCTATGGTACTTAGAGAAATAGCCATTAAGTTGGATAAGAAGTATGAGGACCATATTGAGAAGAGTCCTGAGATTTATGTAATCTCTATGCTTGATGGTAGAATTACAAAGGTTAATAAGGCTCACATCAGGAACTACAGGAACTTTGCAGCATTCAGGTCTGTAAGTGATGCAAGAATTGCTTGCAAGATTACAAGGGATATTCTCAAAGAAATGTTCAAAAGTGGCAAATAAGAAAATTAGAAATGCCACACAGAGCAGTTCTAAGGGCATAACATTCAAATCCCAGTTGGAGAAGAGCATATACAATACTCTTCTTCAACAGGGATTTGAACCTCAATATGAGCCAACTACCTTTACTTTGTGGGAGGGTTTTGAGCCTATTACCCCATATTATGACAAGGAGACTGATAAGCAGAAAATCAAAAGATTATCAGATGGCATAGACACCCGTACTTCAAAGATACTTATTCAGAAAACAGGTAAAATTGTTGGTATCAGATATACACCAGACTTTTATTTCAAGTATAAAGACCTTAATGTTTACATTGAAGCCAAAGGAATAGAGAATGATGTATTCTATATCAAGAAAAAGATGTTTATAAAATATCTTGATAATCTGTATATTGAGAAGGGTGAGAGGTCTATATATTTTGAGGTATATACCAAGAAACAACTCTTGCAGGCAGTAGAAATTATCAAGAGTTATGGACAATAGAGAACCAATAGACAGAATAGAGGCTTTGGTCTCTTCATTACCTGAAGGAGATGCAAGGCTTGCACATGAGTTCTTGAATAGTAGGGACTTTGAGTCTCTCCAACTCTTAGTTGATTCATCTCTTGTCAGAGTAAAGAAAGGTCTTAGTAGGGAAAGTCCCAAAGAGGAGTATCTGAAAGCAGACCTTGGAGAAATGAGAAAGTTGAAGTCAGAAGTAGACACCTATTGTGAGGCACTTGAATTGCCAGAGCAGGAGGAATATGAAGATTTCAGTAGTGAAGAATATAATCAGGATTATTACTAATGGATAGAAAATCTTTAAGAAGTATATCTTGGGATGTGTCTGAGGAAACATATAGGGCAGACCCAGCATTAAGCTATTCAACCCTTGCAAGATATGAGAGGGAGGGATTCAATAACTTGTATAAATTATTTGACAGGTTAGATACACCTTCTCTTACTTTTGGTAGTGCTGTAGACAGTATTATTACAGGTGGTCAGGAAGAGTTTGATGAAAGATTTATGGTTGCTGAGTTTCCTTCTACTCCAGACTCTATTATAAAGATGGTAAAATCTTTGTTCAGTCAGTATGGAGATTCTTATAGGAGTCTTATTACAATTCCTGATGATGCAATCATTAAGGAGACTGAATATCAGAGTTATCAGATGAACTGGAAGCCTGAGACAAGGGCTAGGGTTATCAAGGAGAAAGGTGCTGATTACTATAACCTGTTATTCATAGCAGGCAGTAAGACTATACTTGATACTCAGACCTATCAAGATGTGTGCAATGCAGTAAGGGCATTGAAAGAGAGCAAATCCACTCAGTTCTACTTTGCAGAGGATAATCCATTTGAACCAGATATTGAAAGATTCTATCAGTTGAAGTTCAAAGGAGAGTTCAATGGTGTAAAGTATAGAAACATGGCTGACTTAATTATAGTCAATCATAAAGAGAAGTGGGTAAAGCCAGTAGATTTGAAAACAAGTTCCCATACAGAGTGGGATTTCTATAAATCCTTTGTAGATTGGAGATATGATATTCAAGCCAGACTATATTGGGCTATTATAAGGCAGAATATGGATAAGGATGAGTACTTCAAAGACTTCAAGCTGCTTAACTATGATTTCATTGTAGTTAATAGGAGAATCCTTGTCCCATTGGTGTGGACTTGTCCATTTGTACAGGCAGTAGGTACATTGAAGTTTGGAAAGAATGACCAAATAGAAATGAGAAGTCCTTTTGTAATAGGAGAAGAGCTTTCTTCATATCTCACTTCCAGACCAAAAGTGCCTATGGGAATTAGTGAAACTGGTCCTAATGATTTAAGAGAATGGTTAAATACATTGTAATATGCAGGTAATAAAAATTGTAATATGAAGGTAATAAAAATTGTAATATGCAGGTAATAAAAAGAGATGGCAGTATAGAGGAATTTAATGTTGATAAGATTATAAGTGCTGTAGAGAAAGCCTTTAAGTCTTGCAACAAGAAAATGCCTCAGTATCTGTATGATATGATAGGTGCCTTGTTTGGCACTTTGGAAGGAGATACTATAGGTATTGAGGAGATACAGAATAAGGTTGAAGATGTTCTTATGAATGACAAACACTTTGATGTAGCAAAGAGTTATATCATTTATAGAGAGCAACATAAGCAGGCAAGGTTCATTAGGGAAAGAATTGATTATATGAATGAGTATAGTCAGTCCAATGAGAATGCAGCTACTTCATCAGAGACAGATGCTAATGCAAATGTAACTATGAAGAATGTTGCCAACCTTGAGGGTGAAGTGTATAAGACTACTAATAGGGTTATTCAGAGGCAAAGGATGAAAGACAAGCTGAATGAAATGTATCCTGAAGTAGCAAAGAAGTATGAAGAGGATTTGAACTCTCATATCATTTATACACATGATGAAGCAACCACTCCTGTCTTGAAGCAGTATTGTATGGCTGTGAGTCTATATCCTCTTATGATGGAAGGAGTAGGTAATATTGATGGTATCACTCCAACACCTCCTAATGACTTGCAATCATTCAGTGGTCAAGTAACCAATCTTATCTTTTTGTTATCCTCTCAGTGTAAGGGTGCAGTGGCAGTAGGTGAATACTTTATTGCCCTTAACTATTACATTGTACAGGAGTTTGGACCTGATTGGTATGAAAAGTTGGATGTAGTAACTACTACAGACTATTGCAGTAAGCAGAGGACTATTAGAGATGCTATATATAAGGCATTCAAACAGTTTATCTATGGTGTAAATCAGCCTGCTGGCAATAGGTCTTATCAGAGTCCATTAAGTTGTAGGTGGACTATAAACCCCTTGAATTGCTGGAACCCTAAGTCATAAGATATGGCAATCAGCAGCCAAGACCAATTTATTGGTAAGGTTCAACGACTATTCCTTTATGGAAGTACACTCAAGTGAGTGGAAGCTGGGGGTACTCATTTTTTTTTGAGTAATGATATAGTCTGAACTTATAGGAAACTATAAGAAGTTCATAAGAGAACTGCATAGAATTAACAACTCTATGTGAACATAATGTTACAAATGTATCTTATTATGACCATACCTACTTTGATTCATTGTTTGGAGAGTTCTACTACCCTGATGGTACTAAGCCTCAATGGGAAGCAGTAGATTGTCTGCAAAGACTATTTATGAAGTTCTTCAATAAGTTGAGAACCAAGCAGATTCTTACATTCCCTGTAGAGACAATGGCTATGGTGTATGACCCTAAGACCAATGATATTATAGATAAGGACTATAAGGACTTTACTGCTGAAATGTATGCAGAAGGTCATAGCTTCTTCACCTATATATCAGATAGTGCTGACAGTCTTGCATCATGTTGCAGGTTGAGGAATGAACTTGCAGAGAATACCTTCAGTCCTACATCAGGTCTTACTGGTGTAATGACTGGTAGCTGCAATGTTATCACTCTTAATATCAATAGGATTGTACAGGATTGCAATAAGGCTTATGGATTGAAGAGGAAAGAAGGATGGAAAGAAAATACTTCATTTCTTAGGGATTACTTAGCAGATATTCTACAAAGAGTCTACAAGTATCATATTGCATTCAAGACAATGCTCTATGAGCTTGAAGATAAGGGAATGTTTGCTGCTTCAAATGGTGGATATATTCACATAAGCAAGTTATACAGTACCATAGGTATCAATGGCTTGAATGAGGCTGCAAGATTCTTAGGCATGACTGTTGGTAACAATAAGGAGTATATTGAGTTCCTGCAACTGGTTCTTGGTACTATCAAGGAGCAGAATAAGGCACACTCTATCCATGATGCTAATAGACCATTCCTATTCAATTCTGAGGTAGTTCCTGCTGAAGGTCTTGGTGGTAAGAACTATAACTGGGATAAGGAAGATGGTTATTGGGTTCCTGAAGATGAGAATCTATACAACTCATACTTCTATGATGCACATGATGATACTTCAGTGCTTGACAAGTTTATACTTCATGGAAGGCAGACTTATCAATATACTGATGGAGGTAGTGCAGCTCACATTAATCTTGAAGACCATCTGAGCAAAGAGCAGTATCTCAAGTTGATAGACTTTGCCATAGTTAATGGAACCAACTACTTCACATTTAATATTCCTAATAGTAAGTGTGATGATTGTGGCTACATTACTAAGCATCCTATAGTAGAATGTCCTAAATGTCATAGTAACCATATTACCCAATATACTAGAGTGATTGGCTATCTTAGACCTATCAAGTCATTTGGCAAAGACAGACAGGTTGAAGCAAGCCATAGAATCTATAGTGATGGAAGGAGTGAGATATGCTGAAGTATGTAGATGCAAAAGTAGTCTTTGCTGAAGTGCCGGATGAAGTAACTCTTGCTATTAATATAAGTGGCTGCCCCTGTAATTGCAGGGGTTGCCATTCTCCCTATTTAGCAGAGGATATTGGTGAAAGGCTCAGATATGATAACCTGATTCCTCTTATACAGAAGAATAAAGGTATTACTTGTGTAGCATTTATGGGAGGAGATGCTGACCCTCTATCAGTGGATGCCTATGCAGGTATAATTAAAGAGCAATTCCCGAACCTTAAAGTAGCTTGGTATAGTGGGAGACAAGAGTTAAGTAATAGCATTAGTCTATTCAACTTTGATTATATAAAACTTGGACCTTATAAGGAAGAGTCTGGTCCACTTGACAGTAGGACTACTAATCAGAGATTCTATAAAGTCAGTGGCAAGGAGTTGGTAGATATAACAAGTAAATTTTTGAAACATGAAACTGAAAATTAAAGTAAAAGTATTGACTGAAGGCTGTATGCCTGTGATTAATGAGAATGGTGATTGGGTTGATTTGAAATCAGCAGTAGATATTACTATTCCTGCACCACAGTCTGATGTCCTCAAAAGGAAGACCATTGGAGGAGAGAGAGTAGGTTATAGGAATGTAGAGATTCCTACCTATTATATTCCTCTTGGAGTTGCAATGCAACTACCACAAGGATTTGAAGCTATTATTGATTCAAGGAGTAGTGGTCCTAAGAAGTTAGGATTATTCATTCCAAATGGTCAAGGTGTAGTGGATAATACATACAATGGTAATAATGACCAGTGGCACTATGTATGTTCTCCTATGAGGGAAACTGCCATTGAAGCAGGTGATAGAATCTGTCAATTCAGGATTCAACTTAGTCAGAAAGCTACTATGTGGCAGAAGATTAAATGGCTGCTAAGTTCAGGTATTGAACTTGTGGAGGTGGATGACTTAGGTGATAATAACAGAGGAGGATTTGGTACTTCTGGTGTTAAGTAATAACTAAAAAAAGCATGAAGCATGGTATTAGAAGTAATTGGTATTATGCTTGCAGTAATCATTCTATCTATTATTATTAATGGTATAGAAGATTACTGTAAGCAGGGTAAAAGGGTAAATATGTCTTTCAAAGAGGCTATGGATTTGGTAGAGTTACCTGTGGTAACATTTCTTAATGGAGATAAGAAATTGAATTTCCTGTTGGACACTGGAAGCAATATCTCCCAAATCAATAGCTCTGTTCTTCCTCTTCTTGACCATAAGAAGATAGAGGCAAAAGACATGGATGTAACAGGAATTGAAGGCAATAAGGTAAATACTGGGTTCTGTGAAATGAGAATTACTTACAAGGGACAAGAATTTGTAGGTGATTTCTGTATTCATAACTTGGATGATGCCTTTGCTATTGTTAAGGAAGAGTCTGGTGTACAGATTCATGGTATTCTTGGCAGTCTGTTCTTCCAAAAATATAAGTATGTCTTTGACTTTGCCTCATTAATAGCATATAGTAAGAAATAATGGAAGATATTATAAAACTCAGGTCCAGATATGGAGCTGTAAACTATCTCAGGAAAATGCCTAAACCTGATGGCTCTGAATCAAGAACTTATGTACTTAAAACTGATATACCTACATTAAGAGTAGGTGAAGTTCAAGGGGGAAATAAGTTCATTGACCCATCAGGAGGTCCAATGATTGTGGTAGGTTATGAGCTTGAAGAAGCCAAGGCAGTTGTCAAATCTATAGACTTTGTTGAGGGTTATGGATATACTATAACATTTGAATAATGATATATTTTGTTACTGGTCAGAGAGAATTATTTGAGTTTCCTGGTGCCAAGTATAAATGTATTTCTGTAGAAGAGTCTCTTAAAGTATTAGAGCCTCTTCGAGTGGTAGGTTTAGATACTGAAACTACAGGTACAGAGATATGGCAGGGTGAATTGCTTACTCTTCAGCTTGGTAATAAGGAAAATCAAGTTGTAATAGACTGTATGACTACTGATGTCAGGCAGTATAAGGATTATCTTGAAAGTGACAGATTATTCATCATTCATAATGCAAAGTTTGATTTAAGATGGCTGTATAAGGAACATATTGTAGTCAGAAATGTCTATGATACTTATTTAGCTGAAAAAATTCTATTTCTTGGATTCCCACCTGGCATTGTATCTTTGTCCTTGCAGGCTTGTTGTGATAGGTATTTAGGTATCTTTCTTGATAAGACTGTTAGAGGACAGATACATGCAGGTATGACAGAAGAGGTTATAGTTTATGCAGCAAATGATGTTGTACATCTTGAGGATATTATGAACTTACAGCTCAAAACTATCACTGCAAGAGGTCAGAAAGTGGAACTTGACATTGAAAATGAGTTTGTAAGGGTCCTTGCATATATTGAATATTGTGGCATTAAACTTGACCCTGTTAAATGGAAGGCTAAGATGGATAAGGATGCTGAGAGGTTAAGAGTTGCTGAACATAAACTTAATGAGTGGGTAGTGGATTATGTAATGAAGAAGGGTGACCCTTCTCTCATAGCAAGAAACTATGATACTCATAAGAAAGGCAAGCCAGCCAAACTTGCAGATAATGTGTATGTGGTAATACCACAGCCTTCATTATTTGCTGAGTTTGATACTGGACCTCAATGTATCATTAACTGGAATAGTTCTAAGCAGGTAATCAGATTGTTTGAAGAACTTGGGTTTGACCTATCAGTCAAAGACAGGAAAACAGGCAAAATGAAAAAGTCTGTGGAGTCTAAGTTTATAGGATTGCAAGCAAGTAAGAGCAGTATTGTTCCTTTATACTTGGAGTATTCAGCAGCTTTCAAGGTAGTGACATCTTTTGGTCAGAACTTCCTTGATGCCATTAATCCTGTTACACAGAGAATCCACCCAACATTCAATCAAATGATGGATACAGGTAGGTTGAGTTGTGGTTCAGGAGGAAAAGGCAAGGGAGGTAAGACTAAAGATGATGATATTGCAGAGGAGGCAGATGAGAACAGAGACACTTCTACACAAGCAAATGATAAGAGTGTTAATGTTCAACAACTGCCAGCCACAGAAGAAACAAGGGCAGCATTTGTACCTGAAAAGGGTCATTTGCTGGTAGATTGTGATTATGGAGACCAAGAGGGTCATGTATTCACTGAACTATCCAATGATAGGGAATGGATTGCATTTTATAATGACCCTGCCCAGAGAGATGGACATTCCTTTGTAGCCAAGATGTGTTTCCCTAAAGACCTTGATGGGGTTGCAGAGAAAGATGTCAAGAAGGTAAGAAAAGACCTTAGAGATTTGGCTAAGAAGGCAAGGTTCTGTTTCAATTATAATGGTCAGGCTCCTACAATGGCAACTAATTGTAACATTCCTGTGGACTTTGCAACTGAGATTTATAACAACTATTTCAAGAGATTTAATGGTATAGCAGGCTATTTCAAGGTACAAAAGAGAGATATGTGGAATAGAGGCTATATCCTAATCTCAAAGATAACTGGACTAAGGGCATACATCTATGACTATCCTATACTGAAAGGTATTGAAAGGAGAAAGAATGGTATGGAAGATTTCTGGGATATATACAAAGCTGCAAGAGATAGTGGTAGAGTAATATCTGAGATTCCACCATCTGTCATGCAAGAAATTGCAAAGAAGTTTGCCCAAGGTGTTCCTATTGAAGAAATAGCTGTCAGGTATTCATATAAGGTTAAAAAGGCAGGCAAGGTAGAGGAAAGATTCATTGATATTAACAGGGAGACTGTATATGTGTCAGTGATGAAACACTTATGGAAGAGAAAGAGTGCTTCTGACAGTCAGTCATGTAACTATCCTTCCCAAGGTACTGCTGCTGCAATGACTAAGATAGCAGGTATCAGATACTTTAATCACTTGGTTAATGATGGGCTTATATTCAAAGTCCTCATTCCTAATGATGTACATGATGAGTATCTGATAGAGCCACCTGAGGAAATTGCAGAGCAGGAAGCTAAGAAGTTAAGTGAGTGTATGGAGTATGCAGCAGCAATCTTCTGTAAGAAAGTAACTATTAAAGCTGTGCCGGAAATTGCCCCTTATTGGGTTCATTAATATGGAAATTTGGAGAATAGTTATTTTTGCAGTAGTGTATATACTGTGTGCAATAGGTGGTGTATGGTATATAATAAGGCTAAAGCTGCAAGAGACTGGAAGTAAAACCTATGTTTATCCTAAGACAGGTCATGAGTATATGCCACTCTACAGTCTTCATCCTGTATCTGGAGAATGGTTTAATGCTCTAATTTATAAAGGGATGAATGATGGTGAGTTGTATGTCAGGGAGTACAAAGACTTCTTTGACAAGTTTGTGAAACTTTTAGACTGGGAAAATGAGAATGTTAGTGCCAATAAAGAATCCAGGAAATCTTAAAAAAGGAGATGTCATTGTCTATGACAAGGGAGATAAACCTAGTCTTCCTAATTATACAAAGGGTAAGGAATATCAAGTCATAGACTTATATGAACAATATGGTGTTGTGCTCATTAATGACAATGGTGAAAAGTGTGAAATTTGTAATGACTATATCAGTAACTACTTTGGATTTCCAATAAATGAGCCTGATAATGTCAATCATCCTGAACATTATAACTCCCATCCAAGTGGTATAGAATGTATTGAGATTGCAAGGCACTATCCTTTCTCTATTGGTAATGCCATTAAGTATCTTTGGAGAGCTGGTCTCAAGAAGGATGCAAGCCTTACAGATAATCAGAAGGAAATTGAGGATTTGAAGAAGGCTATATGGTATATCAAGGACAGGATAAAACAATTAGGTGGTGAAGTATGACATTTATAGTTCATTTCAAAGATGGACATAGGGAAACCTGTTGTAGATGGTAGTGAGTATTGTAAAGAACATAAAGACATGGAGGAAAGACAATGCCAAAGATAATTTTATGTAGAGGTATTCAAGGTAGTGGCAAAACTACATGGGCTAAACAATGGGCACTTGAAGACCCTGAAGAGGCCATAAGAAAGACTTATGGGAAGTATAAAGACATTCTGAAAGTGTAGTATGAGACAATATACATCAAGAGAGTTCATAAAGATAGTGGAATTTAATGGTTTCTATTATAGCAGACATAATGGAGACCATGCTATCTATGTGAATGATAAGGGAAAGCATATCAGCATACCTAAGAATCTTGAATGTGTAATTGCTCGAAGACTAATTAAAGAGAATAACTTGATAACAGACATTAAAAGAAAGAAAAAATGACTGAAAGTGGATATTATTCTCCAGGGGCAGAACATAACCCTAATGCACCCTGGAATCAGGTTGATAATCCTGAAAGGGAAATTGAGGTCACAGTAAGTATCACCCTTAGTAAAACTGTAAAGATTAAGGTATCTGACTATGAGATTACTGACTCTGGAAAGGATGAAGATGGTGAGTATTTTGAGAATATAGATTACTCAAACTGTGACCTTAAAGGTGCAGTTGAAGAGCAAATTGTATTGCCTCAGAAAGCTTGGAATTACATAGCTCCTAAAACAAAGAAGGGTGTTAAAGCTATCTCTGGTTTGAAGGACTGGAATGTTGATGACTTTGAAGTGATTGAGGAATACTAAACTTAAAGAAGTATAATGAAAGTATTAAAGATTTATTCAAGAACTTGTGGACCCTGCAAGGTGTTGGAGAGCAATCTCCAGCTTGCAGGTATTCCACATGAAAGTATAGATGTCCAGTCTATACGGGGTGAGGATATTGCATCCAAGTATGAGATAAAGACAGTACCTACTCTCATCTTAGTAGATGATGAGGGAAATGTTGTAAAAAGACATAGTGGTCTGTCAGGTATTCAAGAATTAAAAGAGTTTTGCAATGAAGCTGGTTAAACCAAGTTTTGAAATATGGGAACAGTCTGCTGGTCTTGAAGGAGTTTATAAACAGATTGAGAAAGTAGGTAGAGTATGTTATAAGTCCGAGGATAAGATAACAGAAGATTCTGCCAAGCCATTTGCAGATAGGATGATTAAATCTGGTCATGGTGCAATGTTGGAACATGGCACAGTGTATTTGAAGTTTGAGACTCTGACTTGTGCTGAAAAGTATTTGAACAATAAGTACAGTGAAGTAAGAACTTGTTATGGTTCATTCTATGTTACAACAAATTTGAGAGTGTTGGTTGAAAATGGATGGCTTGATGACTTGCAGTATATCTGTGAGCCTACAGAGTACCATGAGAGAAGAGTTACTGTACACTTTGTATGTGATAGAGGTGTATCACATGAGTTTGTAAGGCATAGAGTGATGTCTTTTGCTCAGGAAAGTACGAGGTATTGCAACTATTCTAAGGATAAATTTGGAGGAGAAATTACTTTTGTTCTACCTAATTGGATGACAAGTCCTATATGGGATGAAAATGATAAGGCAGGACATATATTCCTTCAAACAATGAAAATATCAGAAGATGTATATCTTGAATTATTATCTGAAGGATGGATTCCCCAACAGGCAAGAGCTGTTTTACCAAACTCCTTAAAGACAGAATTGGTTGTAACTGGGTTTACATCTGATTGGAATCACTTCTTTGACCTAAGAGCAAGAGGTACTACAGGTGCTCCACATCCTCAGGCTAAGGAGTTAGCAGAACCTTTAATGAAGGAATTTATTGCAAGAAAGTATATTAATAACTAAAAAAGATTATGGCTTTTGGTATGAAGAAAACAACTGTAGCCACTCTTCCTTTTAGTGAAAGAATGGCAAGTATTAAGTCTATGCTTAAGACTGCACATGATGATGCAAGTAATCTCCATGCAGAAATGGAGCAGGAGATTGCAAAGAAAGAGTCTCAAATTGCTGCATTGCAGGAGGACATCAAAACTATTGATGTTACTAAGCAAGAGGCTGAAACATTTATGTCTAATATAGAAAAGCTTATTTAATATGATTGAACAAATAAATCAGTTAAAGCAAGAAGAAGTGTTCTCACTGTGGAAGGCTTCTTCCAGTGGACAACTTTTCCAGAAGTAAAACATCAGCTAATGGTTACAGGAGTTGGTGTAAGGAGTGTGTAAACACTTCAAGAGATACTGAGGAAAACAAGCTAAAATGCAAGCAGTATTATGAGTTAAAAGGTAGAGAGCTGATGAGGTCTTAAGCTAACAGCTGATAAAGTTGAAGAGAGATTACTTCAATTGAATAATTCTTATAAGGAGGAGTAAGTTAATCACTTATTCCTCCTTAACTTTTTCCCATAATACCTTGTGTATTACAATTAAATTCCTTACCTTTGCACAAATAATATTTTAAATTATATGAGTTGTTTAGTTATAACACCAGAAATTAGAGAATTAGCTAAGAAGTTTCCTAATGAAACAGAGCAATCAATACTTAATTTGGTTGGACTGTGGCAGGAAAAGAATAATAAGTCTATTAATGATATTCCAATGGGATATGAACTTCAAGAGTTTATTAAGGAGCTGAGAAGTAGTGAGGCTACTGAACAGCTTGATAAGGCACTTAGCAGTTCTTTTGATACTCCAAGGATTACTTCTGTTGAGGAGCAGCAAAAGGTGGACCTGCTCTTTGACCCAAAAACAAGAAGAGATAGAGTAACCCTTATTGCAAGATTCTTCAGCAATGAAGTTGATAATGCCTTGCAGGAAATGACTGATTCTTTGAAGAGAAGAATTGATGATGCCAGTGGTGTAGAGAAAGAAGAATTGCAGGCTGAACTTAATAGCTTGGATAGATTCTCTGCTATAAAGAAGTACACTCCTGCTGGTATATTCAAGAGAGTAGCTAACATCTTCAATTCTTATGTACAGGATACAGAAGAAGGTAGAATACAGCAAGAACTTAATGCAATCAATTCTATGAGAGGTGCAGATAAGTTCTCTGATGAGCAGAAATTAGAAGCTGCCAGGAAGAAAGCTGCTTATAAGAATCAGGAATATAAGAAGATAGTTGATGACCCTTATGTCTACAAGGCTCTTGCTGAGGAAGCAAGTACTTTGCTTGTAATGACTGAGGGTATCAGGATAGACCCCAACTACATTGCACCTGCTGATGCAAACCTCAATGATGATGACCCTGATGGTAACAGTGAGGTAGATAATGAAGCAGAGGATTGGAGACAGGAAGAGGCTTATAAGGATGGATGGATGACTAATTTCAGACAGGTAAGTTCACATGAGTCTCTATCACAAGCTGTAAGAAAAGTAATCAGACAAGTACCTAAACTTGACTATAGAGGTAAGTATGAAAAGGATGATTTAGGTTTCATAAGATACCTTGATGCTGACTATGTTCATGCTACTTTCATTGACAAGTTAAGGAACATGATTAACTCTGATGATATGCTTCCTTTGATGCAGGATTTGCAAAGAACCAAGCCTTGGGTTAAGCAAGTAACCAAGTTACTTCAAGGTGATGAGACTTTATTCTCTCAGTTCTATCAAGACTTCAGAAAGGATTTTATGCCTTACTGGATTCAAAAGAAGAAGATGATGCCTGATGGTACTTTCAAGATGGAAACTGTTGCCATCAATAAGCCTGAAGGTGTGTATTATCTCCTTGATGCTTGGAGAGATAACTATGAGAATGGAGTACAGCTTGATGATGATAGTGTATATGAGAAGAATGGGGAAATAAACAAGGACAATGCAGCTAAAGGTTTACAATGGACTGAGACATTGAACAATATGTTCCAGAACCTTGATACAGAATCCAGACTTCAACTTTTGGAGAAAGAAGATGTATGGAATACCATAATGAAGTTACTTCATATGTTAGGTATTGATGCCAATCCTTCTGTATTAAAGACTGCATTAACTGATATAAAGACAGCTCCAGGTATCACATTTACTGACCCAATTATGCTTCTTTTACCACAATTGAATGTTATATTCAGTGGTATTAAGAAAGGTGAAGTCAAGTCTGAGACAAGAGAGGATGGCACTGAGAAGAGAGGAGACCTTATCAATACTTTTGGCTCTGCTTACAACATGATTGCAAGTATGATGGCAGAAGTAACTGAGGATGCTATTGAGAGTAGTGTCAGAGAGAATGATAAGTCTTACTATTCTCATGTTACTCCTAACTACTTAGGTAAACTTATTAAGAATCTCAAGAATGTTATGAATGACAAGGAGAGATTTGAACAGTTTATGCAGACTGAGTTCAAAGACTATGAGTGGTTCTTTAAGGATGGTTATTGGAGAAATGATTGGCTAAGACAGCTTGCAGAGTCTGATGAATTGAGAAGAGGTCTTAACCATAAAGTAGTGCTGAACTCTGACAAAGTAGACTATACCAATTGGGATGATTTGGACTATACTTTAGCTCTTCTTACAGAGTATTGGGGAGACCCTGACTCTGCAAAGTCAAGTATAAAGTATGCTTGGTATCATGTTCCTATCCTTTCAGATAGTCCTTCTGCTGAGTTTATCAGATTCAGAAAGTACACAACAGGTGATGTGCTTGATGAAAATGGTAAGAAAAGAACCTATGATGATGTTATCCTTGACAAGTTAGTAGACTTGGTTAATCAGGAGTATGACAGAATCATGCTGGTTAGAGAAAGGGATGAGGCTTATCAGAGTGGAGATAAGAGTGTAGAACCTATTGCAAACTATGATATTGTCAGAAAGAAAGATGGTAGTATAAAGAGTATGGGAGGTGCAGAATTTAAGTTCCTTCCTGCACTTAACAACCTCAGATATGACAATGGAGAAACATTCATTGATAGGTTAAGCAGACTTAAATCCACAGGTACTGGTGCTGAACTCAGAAACTTTCTAAGAACTGCTCTTAATGACATGATGGAAGATGGTTTTGAACAAACCTACAGAGATTGGTCAAGGGCAGGACTGCTTGATGAGCTTCCTAATGGCAAGTACAGGTATCTTCCTTTTGAAGGTCAGTCCAAGCAGAATGCAATAACTGCAAAGGCACTCATTAAGGCTAAGGATGCTTTAGGTTCATTGTGGAATACCAATATGGAACTGATGCTTAGAGCCTACAACAGTAATAGTGCTTTTGATAGCAGAAAGGCTAATAGCCTGATGGAGCAAATCAAGGCATTACTTACAGATAAGGCAACAAGAGGTGAGATGGAGTTGAAAGATGCTCAGTCAATCTCAAGAAGTCTGTTTGTTAAGAACAATGCTAAGGATGCACTTAGGGAATACTATTGGAACAGTAAGTTAGCTACTTCACAAATTATCCAGCTTACTACTACAGACCTTGCTTTCTATAAGAATCTTGAGGACTTTCAGAAGAGATATAAGGAGGTTCATGCTCCTGCTCTCAGATTGAATACTAAGGCTACTTATAAAGGTGAGAGAATTGGTAGGGACTGGGAAAGAACTATCTACTTGAAGGATGATGAGATAGTATCTTCTGTACTTGAAGACATCAAGACTGTACTTGATGAAAGAGTTAGAAGAAATGAAATGACTAAGACAGACAGAGATAATATCATCAGCAAGTTTAGAAATGTGAATGTAGCAGATGCTCAGGCATATAGAAGTTTGAGTTCCTATAGGGCAATACTTGGTATGTCAGGTCAGTGGACAGATGATATGGAGCAGGCATATAATAACTTCAGGAATGGAGATTGGAATATCAAAGACTTCAATATCATTTGGCAGACTAAGAAGCCTTATGTTTATACACAAGTCAATAATAACAGTGGCATTGAAGGTCATACTGGAATTAAGACTCCTGTACAGCATAAGAACTCAGAGTTCCTATTACTTGCCATGCATGAACTGATTGCTGGTCCTTTAGGAAGGTCAGGCAAGCTGAAAGCCATAAATAAGTTTATGGAGGATAGTCAGATTGATGTAGTTCAGTTTGAGTCTACTACTAAGGTTGGAAAACAAGGTGTAATAGACTTGAATGATGTAAATACAGAGGCTGATGTAATTCAGAGGCTTAAAGATGCTACAGGCATTGGATTTGGTAATGAGAATCCTAATGTAGTACATAAAGTATCTTATGAAGATTATGGTATTCAGACTGCAACTCCTGAACATGCTATTGATGCTGTTCAGTTGGTAGGTACTCAGATTAGAAAACTGATTACTGCTGACATCTCTGATGATACAATCATTGAGGTTAATGGTAAGAAGATGACTAAGAAAGAGTGGCTTGACCTGTACAATGCTATCAACACTGAGAACATTCTTCAAGCATTTGCTGATGCAGATGAGATATTCAAAGACCCAAAGAAGGTAGAAGAAATCTTACTTGAAGAGATAAGAGGTAATCAAAGATATGGTATGGATATGATGAGGGCTTGTACTCTTGATGAGAACAACAACTTCAATATCCCTCTCTTTGACCCTGTGCAATCTCAAAGAGTACAGACACTTCTTAATAGTGTAATCAAGAGTAGAATTACTAAACAGAAGATTAGAGGAGGAGCTTTAATTCAGGTATCTGATTATGGCTTGACTGATGAACTTCATGTAGTATTTGAAGGTGAAGGTGCTGACAAGAGGATTAAGTATCTTGAATGTTATATGCCTGCATATAGTAGAGAGTTCTATGAGCCTCTCATGGACCCAAATACTCACCAGCTTGATGTAACTGAACTTCCTGAGGATTTGAGAAAGTTGATTGGATATAGAGTCCCAACAGAGGATAAGTACTCAATGGCTCCTCTGTATATTAAGGGATTCCTTCCTCAACAGAATGGTTCTGCAATCATGCTTCCTGCTGAGATTACTACCCTGTCAGGTTCTGACTTTGATGTGGATAAGATGTATATCATGTTACCTGAGTTCAGAGTTAAAAAGTATGATATGAGACAGGCAAGAGAGGACTATGCAAGAATGAATAGCCTATTCAATCAAGTATTGTCACAGTTCACTCATAGCCAGTTGGCAGAAGATATTCTCAATGCAGATACTGATGACTTTAAGGAATGGTTCAAGGAGAATAAGGAGAAGTACAGACTTGCCAAGCCTATTATAAGCAAGGTAAAGTATGACTTCAACAAGTCTCCACAGGAGAATAGTCTTGAAGCAAGAAATAACCTGCTGATAGATATGATGTATGGAGTTCTGACTAATGCAGATACAGCTTCAAAGATTCTTAACCCAGGTGGCTTTGATTATCAGAAGAAGTCTGCAAGAATAATGACCATTCTCAATGATTCTTATGAGAGTGACTTGGCTCAAGCATTAAAAGATATGGGCATAGAACTTAATAAGACTGTACAGAAAGGTGGAAAGTCTTATCCTAAGTCTATTGCTTCATACCTATTTGACTTAGACCTTGATACTCTTGATAAGTTGGCAGAGAAAACAAAGGTCAGAATGGACCCATTATCACCAAGAACTCAAGTAATGTTGCATCAACAGAACATGACTGGTGCCAAGTTGATTGGTATTTATGCTAACCATAATGCAAATCATGCTTTAATGCAACATACTCAGTTAGCTTTGGATGAAGAAAATGGCTCATTTGTATTGAATGGAAAGAGACTTACATCTTTACATGATATTATGAATGGTGACAAGGAATTTATCTCAAAGAATAATGCTGGATTATTGGCTGCTTCTGTGGATAATGTTAAAGACCCTGTGCTTGCAGCACTTAATCAGAATACTTTCACTGCTGATGCTTCTATGCTTCTTTCAAGATTAGGTTATAATCCTATTGAGATAGGTCTGTTAATGATGCAGCCTATTGTACAAGAGATTACTCAGACCTATTTCAGGGAGAGTAGAGAAGGTAAAGGCAAGGATACTATTATTGATGAAGTACTTGATAAGTACAAGAAGAAGGCTGCTCTTAATAATGACTTGACTTATGATAACTACAAGAATAACAGCTTCTATATTGAAGAGCTTGCAGACAATATAATGCTTGCTAAGGAGGTTGTTACTGACAGGTCTCAGACTTCTGACTTTAGAAAGATTGAGTTCTATCAGAAACAGGTTGCAGTTGGATATCTGTTCAAGAGAATTATGAACTCTGCTGATGCTTTGGGACAGTTAGTACAGGCTACAAGGTCTGATACTCAAGGAGGTGCTGCTGGTCCTACTATTGCAGATACAGAGTTGAAGATGCAGAAAGTAAAAGACCTGTTAGACCAGATAGAGAATAATGACAAGTTCCCATTGAAGAATGCCAATGTAATATCTGATGGTCTGTTATCAGACAATCCTGACACTGACACTCTAAGAGAAAGACTATTGTCAGCTCCTCTTCCTTTCTTACAGGCTTTCTATACTCTTGGCTTACAGAAAACAGAAGAAATGTTAGGGTCTTACTTCCCTCAGTATACTGAATCATTCAGAGCTGTAATTGATTACCTTAGAGACATGACAAAGACTGGTAAGTTGAATGTAAAGACTATGAACAGTATTTATAATGACTTGCTTGCCTACATCATGTCAAAGAATGGATTCTTTGGTTCTGAATTGATTGTAAACCCAGACTCAGAAGTAGGTGATATTATTGTAACTTCCTCTGACAAGAGAAAGGATTTCATCAATAACTTCCCTGAATACTTCAAGAGAGTGGTTACAGATAATGAGGATATAGCTGACCTTGAATTTATTAAGAGACTCAAGGTAATCAGGGCAAATGACAGTAATCCTGTAGACATTGTAGTGTTTAAGAATGTAGGTCAGTTAAGTCCTACTTTGAGAGAAAGATATATGAGAGATTGGGCATCTCTATTGTATATGAGTAACCCAGAAGCTCAGAAACTTGCTCTTAACCTGTTCAGATACAGCTATTATAGGAATGGCTTTGCATTTGGACCTTCAACCTTTATCCATTTGGCACCTGTGGCAGTGAGAAATGCTATCCCAGAGTACATAAGTACATTGAGAACTCTCTTGTCATCAAGTGATGACTATAGTCAATTTGTAGACCAGTATGTCTATAACCACTTGGATAATAGAAAGTTGGTTCCTGAAATCCCTGATACAGCCTCTGTCCAATTCATAGGAGAGGATAATGAAGTTAAGGATGAAGTTACATTTGTAATTGATGATAATGCTACCTTTGGAGATAAGAAAGTTATCAGGAAAAGGATAGATACTCCTGATGGTCCTGCTTATGACTTCTTTAAGTATATAGGTAGAAGAATCAGAGGAAGTTATGTCTATTACAGACTATCATCTGTAGGTACTGAACAGACTAATGTTGCAACCTATGAAAGGATTGAACCATTAGGTTTCAGAAACAGCTTCATTGAATATGAATATGGCAAGGATGTAGAGGAGATGGAAACTGTAATTGATAAGAATAGGAAAGATTATGACCCTTATGCAGATACATTGTCAGGATTTGACCTTGGAGATGCTGAGATTGATTATGATTCTATGCCTGATTATCAGAATATGCCCCAAGGGTATTGGGATTCTATTCCACAAGTAGATACTGATGCCTTCCAACAGGTATATGGTACTCCTCTTGATACTTCTGCTCCTAAGGCTGATGATGTAACAGCTCTTCAGCCTAATACAGAGTATAAGGATGAGAATGGTGATAATATTTGTGGTGCTCCAACATTATATAGTTTATAAGATATGGCAAAAAGTTGTGCAATTATTCCAAAGGTGAAGAATAGAAATGGTCAGGTAGTGGACAGCAGGTTATTCAAGGACTTGCTGTCCTTCACCTCTAACAATAGAAGTGAAACTACAAGACTGTATCTTATCACAAAAAGCAGTCAGTTCATAAAGGACTGGCAACCAAGATTAACATTAGATGAAAACAATGAACCTACATTGAGAAGTTTGCTAAAGCAGACTAATCTCAGTAAGGTTATTCCAGAGACTAAAGTACTTGAAAGGCTTAATAGAGAAATAGGGTACTATAAGAAGGGAATGGACAGACCAGCCTTATGGGTAAACAATGATGAGAATTATCAGAAGTTGAAACAGGAGGCTATAGCCTTTAATCAGAACTCAGAGTATAGTGATGATTATGTAGCTAACATAATCAAGATACAGGATTCTGAATCTCCAAGAGTATTCATTGGAGTAAAGGTTGAGAAAAGAAACAGGCTTAACTCTGTTGATGCAGATAAGATGGAATACAATGAAAACCTTAATAACAGGTTGAGAGGTATTCTTGAATCTCATGGAATAGGGATAGGTGCTTTGACTGACCTTGAAAAGAGAATGGGTATTCATGGTGTAACTGACTTTGATGTTGCAGGAAATGCAGCAAATGGTCTTGTTGAAATGATTAGGCTTGCTAATGGTATTCAAGGTGAAAGAGCACTTCCTGAGGAATTTGCACACTTTGTCATTGAAGCTATGGGAGATAATCCACTTATCAGTAGACTTATCAATAACATATCTTCCAATGGATTGGCAAGAGAAATTATAGGTGAGGACTATGACACCTATGATACCTTATATCATAGTGATGAGGCTAAGTTGGCAAAGGAAGCTGCAGGTAAATTACTTGCAAAACATCTTCTTCAAGGAGAGAAAGTCCCATCTGCCCCTTACAGTAATCTGCTGCAAAGAGTAATTCAGGCAGTTAAGAACTTCTTTAAAAACATTAGTGCAAGTCCTATACAAAGAGCCATGAAGGAGGCTGATAAGAACTTTGGTTCTTTAGCACAGCAAATTCTTGATGGTAGTATGGATGAGGCTATTGACATTAGCAATATTACTTCAAGTGGGGTGTTTTATAATACCTCAGAGAGAGTGGCAAGAGATAAAAAGCTGCTTCAGGGAATCATTGAGAATGAGTTGAAGAGATTGAAGATTTATGAAAAGAGAAATCCTAATAGCCAGTTTAGTGCTAATCAAAGGTTACTCATTGATAGATTGGATATTGAATTAGCTGACAACAATGAGATTGAAGGTATCTATACTTTTGTTGAGAATGCTCTTGAAGAATTAACCAAGGTAAGTGACAGGCTTACTATGTTGCAGAATACTCCTGCTACCAATGTTAATGAAAGAGCTGGTGTTCTAAGAGATGTCAGAAACTACTTGTACAGTTACAAGCATATTACTGATGATATTAGAAAGGCTCTTATTGATGAAGAGAGATATGCAGACAATAGATATGGTCAAAGGGTAAGGGTTGTGTTAGACAACACAACTACACTACTTGGAGACTTGTTTGTCAGATACAACAATGTAGCAATGCCTCTCTTTGTTGATTTTATTAAACCTTTTGTAGGGGAAAGTATAACTGTTCCTTTTGGCAAGTACAAGGGTAAGACTATGACTGCTGAAGACTTGGTTAAGATAGCTGACAAGGATATATCTTTCTTTGACAGATGGCTTGATTCTATGGCAGACTCTTCAGATTATATGCTGAAAGTTATGGACCAGGCTGTCAAGAAGAGTAAAGAAAATGCAAGGTTGGAGACTATCAATGTTATGAAGGAGCTTCAAGCTGCTACCATTAAGTTAGAGCAAGCTGGAATTAAGAGCACTGATTGGATGTTTGAAAGAGACAGCAAAGGTAATCTTACAGGTAATTATATCTCTGAGATTAACCAAGGCTTATTCAAGGAGAAAGTCAGAGAAATGTTCAAGTCCCTCAATGAGAAGTATGGCAGGAATCCTGTAGGAGATAATGCAGAGAAGTACAGAAAAGAGAGACAGGCTTGGTTTGATGCTAATATGGAAGTAGTCAATGGAAAGAAGCAACCTAAAGTATCAATCTATGGCAATAAGGCTTATCAGAATTTGAATCCTGCTCAAAAAGAATACTACAATAGGGTTATGGAGATAAAAGCCAAACTGGATTCATATCTTCCTGACAAGTACACTACCTTAACTAATGCAGTTAAAATCAGAAAGGACTTACTTGAAAGAGTGAAATCCTCTGATGGTGTAAAGTCTGGAACCAGACAACTGTGGGAAAGTGTAAAAGATGAGTTCATTAGGAGGACTGATGACACTGAGTTTGGAGACAGAGCTACAGTAAAGGATTTTGAAGGTAAAGAGGTGCAAGTGCTTCCTATCTACTATACTAAAATGAAAGAGGGTGAAAGTCCTAATGACCTGTCTACTGATATAGTATCTACTCTTACAGCTTATGCAGCTATGGCTAATGACTTCAATGAAATGAATAAAGTAATTGATGTTCTTGAGCTTGGCAGAGATATGCTGAAAGAAAGGGAGATTATACAGACAAGAGGTGGTAAACCATTGGTTGAAAAGTTCAAGTCTGTAGGTAGGAAAGTTGAATCTACTCTCACTAAGTCTGGTGATGAAACAAGGTTCATGCAGAGACTGAATGACTTCTTTGAAATGCAGGTATATGGCAGGTATATGGCTGATGAGGGTACATTTGGTAATACTAAGATTGATAAAGGAAAGGTAGCTAACTTTGTTAATAGAGTTACTTCTCTTAATATGTTAGGTCTAAACCTGCTAAGTGGTATATCAAATGTTACTACTGGTAAAATTATGATGAGAATTGAGTCCTTTGCAGGTGAGTTCTATAATGAATCCAATACCTTACATGCTGATAGAAATTATGGTAAAGCATTGCCAGAGTACTTAGCTGAGATAGGTAACAGAGTCAAGACAAGCAAGCTTGCTTTATGGGATGAATTATTCAATGTATTGCAGGAGTATGAAGCTGATGTTAGAGAAGTAAACTTTGACAGAAAGACTTGGTTCAGTAGAATGTTTGGTACCTCTGCTTTATTCCTTATGAATAATGCTGGTGAGCATTGGATGCAGAATAGAACTTCATTAGCACTTGCAGATGCTTATAAGATGAAAGCTCCTGATGGTAAAATAGTTTCCTTATGGGATGCTATGGAAGTGGTTCCTATAGATAAGAACAACAGGAAGTCAGGTGCCAAGTTGCAGTTAAAGCAAGGTTATACTAAGGAAGATGGGTCTGCATTTACAAGGGATGATATTATAGCATTTAGTAGGAAATCTGCTGCTATAAATCAGAGAATGCACGGTATTTACAATAAGGCTGATAGAAGTGCAGTGCAAAGATTAGCTGTAGGTAGAATGGGTGTTATGTTTAGAAAGTGGATTAAACCCTCACTTAACAGAAGGCTCAGGTCTGCCACATATAACTATGATTTGCAAGCATGGACAGAAGGTTATTACAATACTGCAGGAAGATTTATGTGGCAATTAGCCAAAGAGCTGATGGAGGGTCAATTTGCAATAGCTGCTAATTGGAAAAACCTTACAAAGACAGAAAAAGCTAATATTAAAAGAGCTGCTACTGAAGTAGGTCACCTCTTAATTATTGCTGCATTCTTAGGTCTCATGGATTGGGATGATAATAAGGACAGGCCTTGGTTACAGAAGATGATTGAATATCAGGCAAGAAGACTTTATACTGAAATTGGTACTCAGGTTCCAGGTCCTCAAATGGTAGGAGAGGCTCTTAAAATCTTAAAGTCTCCTGCTGCTTGTATTAATACTGTAGAGAGTGTTTTGGATATGGTAGGATTATTGAATCCTATGAATTATGAAACTTTTGCAGGTGAAGATGCTATTATTCAGTCAGGTAGGTTTAAAGGTGATTCAAGAGCAACTAAGTTATGGTTTGAATCTCCATTAATTCCTATGAATAAGACTATATATAGAGGTTTACACCCAGAAGAAAGTATTCCATTCTTTAAGCAATAAAGTTAATTGTTAATAATGTAAAGGGGAGTGAGTAGATTAAGTTCTACTCCTCCCCTTATTTTTTTTTATTTTTTTTTTAATTTTTTTTTACCTAATAAAATAGGGCAAGGTGATTAACCCTGCCCTAATAAAAAATTTCATCCTACTGACTAAAAGGCTATACACTTAACAGCCTGGTCTCTTTCCTCTTGAGAAACTGAATCAAACTTCTCTGCTGTCCAACCTTTCTTCAATAGGTTCTCTTGTACAGACTCACTTAGAGTATTGAATGAAGTGGTAGTTGAAGTAGCACCTCTCAACTCACTGATAGTAGGAACTTTGAATGTGCTATCTGCATATTTACCCTCATTAATTCTTCTATAGTAATCTATCAGAGAAGGTCTTATGTTATTCCAGTTAGTAACCTTGGTAAAGAGTTCCTTGAAGAAATCAAGTATTCTCTTGCCTAAGCCTCTATTCTGTCTTGTCATTACATACTCTCTGAATCCTTCTGCCATATCTTCCTCTAATGAGAGGTTATCTTTTTCACCATATAACTTCTTTGCTTCATCATATAGTACCTGTCTCTCATCATTGTCAAGAAGAAGATTAAATACAGCATGGAAAGCTTCATGGTATGCAGTACCTTCAGCAGCTATGTCAGATAATGTGATTACACCTTTATCAAATTGACCCCAAGCTAAAGTACCTTGTCTGCCTGCTTTAATAAGACCTTTTACTACCTGTACTCTATCATTCTTACTTAATTGAGGTAGCACTCTGCTAATCCAATTAAGTTCCTTTTCCTGATTCCATACTGTAGCTTCTGTGTCATCTACTCTTCTTAAAGTAAATTCATCTTCAAACTCCTCATCATGGACATTTATTGCCCTTTCCTTTTGAGCAGTATAGGCAGCACCTGTCTGGGTATTACCTTGATTAATAGTTGCAGGAGTCTCTACAGTAGTAATAGGAGCAGCAGGTACTGCATCAGGGTCAAACAATATAGTCTTTTCTGATGCTAAGTCTTTCATTCTTTGAGGATTACCTAATAAGGCTTTTCTAATGGAATCCTCAACTTGAGACTCACTCATACCTCCTTGTACAGGATTATTCCTTATAAGTAAGAATGTCTTACCATTAGGAAATACTGCATAGTAATTATTTGAAGCTACATGAGCTGCTTCTCCCTGTCTGCCAAATCCCCTGGTTATATTAGGAACCTTGGTTACATGGACATCTACTTCTGTAATACCTGCAATAGGAGTTAAATACCCTTTATGTAACTTGCCATCCAACTCAAAGTAACCTACCTCATCAGCATTATTCATACTGTGTTCAGGTGTCAAATCTTCAATAGGGTTCTGTGTCTCTAATGAAGTTTCAAAGATAGGTAACACTGTCTGAGCCTGTGCTGGAGTAGCAGGAGTTTCTGTAGATTTATCTACTTTAACTGCACTTGCCAAAGGCACATTAACAGCAGGATTATATGTAATAGGAATACCCTTTTCACTTTGTACTGATGATACATTCTCCTTATCATAACTCAATACAAATGGCATTACAGCTAACTTAGTAACTGGTACACCATACTGAGATTCAAACAGGTTCCTGTAAGCAGAAAGTTGTAAAGTATAGTAATCCTTTGCACTCATTCTTTGAGTAGCAGATGGAGTGGTGAAGTAATTAACCTTGTGACCATATCTATCTGTAAAGTCATAGAAGCTGTATCTGCTTGTCTTTACATCATAGATTCTAAAATTACCATCCTTGTCAATAGAAAGAATATCAACTTCACCTGCAACTCTTGTACCATCAGGATATTTATGGAACAATACAATATTATCAGCAAGGAATCTCTCTCCCATTTGCTCCATATTTGACTTAATCCTATTAAGGGAAGTAATCAAATCTATGAAAGCATTTTCTGACATATTGGATGGTCTTGCTATCTTAGATACATCTCTTACAGTAAAGTACTGTCTGATGATACTATCTACTGCTGAACCAGCATCAAGTGCCCTTTGTGAATTAGTACCAGACATCCTGTCTCTTACTATATTCACAATAGTATCTCTACTCTTGGCATCAGTCTTACCTCTGTAGGCAGTCAAGTCTACCTTAAACCTGTTCTCCAGGTATTTCAGGTAATTCTCATACTGAGTAGGATTATCTACAAACTTGCTAAGATTAAGTCTTACTGATTCAAGAGCCTCTGTCTGCCTGTCAGATTCTACCCAATTAGAGCCTAATCTGCTATGTACTCTACTATACTGATGATACTCACCATCATCTTCAAGTACATAATAGAACTCACCATCAGTTCTTGTCTTATCTACCCTCTTCTGGTTCTCATATATTTCACTGACAACCTCCTTAGACCTGGCAACTCTATCCTCTCTTTCCTTCTTTCTACCTGCAATAGTATCCTTTACATCCTGTGCATCCTGACCACTGAGATATACTTGCTTACTTCTGTCAAGTACCTTACCATCAGGAGTAAGGACTTTGTTATCTACCATCATTGAAGAGTTAGTAGAATCCCCAAAATTATCTTGTGCCCAAGCTAAATCAAGCAATATTCTGTTACTGTCAGTAACTTCTACAGTCCTGCCTTGGTCATCCCTAATAGTATTTGTCTTTAAGTCCACATAGTATGGCTTGTTTGAAAATGCAGATACTATTCTTGTGCCTGTAATAGCACCTTCAGTGCCACCTACAGGAGTTTCTATCTTCCTCTTAGGCTGAGGGGCTACAGAAGCTGGGCTTATAGCCTGATGCAGATTACCTTCATTATCAAAGTAATCAGTTGTGAACCAGTTACTTCTTACTGAAGCCTCAGTAATATTTGAAGTAAGGATATTAGAGTTTATCAGTCTGTTGTTGTATGCACCCTCATTTATTCTTCCTGTGCTGACCTGTAAAGGAAGATTGAACCTGATAAGGTGTCCAAGTATCTCATTATATATATCCTCAGGATTCTTAGGAGTGCCTAATGCACTTGTATCTCCCAAGTCTTCAAGAGCAGTTGCATCAAAGTTTATACCTCCAATCTCTGCACTCTTACTGCTTGTAGAGAAATATACATCATACTTGTCCTCCCTGATTTGCTCTTTTCCATCAATGACTACTTTCTCATAAGTACCATCTGGCTTTCTTACCTTCTTACTGATAACAATACCATCACCTGCCTTACTGCTAAACCAGGTAACCATAATATCCTGCATATACAAGTCCTGTGCCAAGTCTTGCATAGCAGCAGATACATCATCCTGTGATGTAGCAGCTGATAACTTAGTAATGGCATTCTTTATATCTTCTCCAACAGGAGTAGAACTTACTGAACTGTCATTCAGATTGAACTCCTCATTATTGAAGTGCTTGACTCTTACAGCAACAGGAGAGTACTTACCAGCCCCATTAGGTATAAGCAGATATAATCTACCTTCCTTTTGGCTCATGTCCACTGGCTTGATGATAAGGCTGTCATCAATCTTACTGTTAGTAGTAAGAACACCATTCTTTATAATACCAAAGACAGGCTCTCTATCAGTTGAAGATACATCAGGTATCTCAGACAGACTTCTCTCAGTATTACTATAAGGGATTCTACCTACCATTACCTTAGATACCTTTGTAACAGGTGTGGCAATAAACTTACCAGTCTTATTCTGCCTGTTAGCATATTCACCTCTTATCTTCTCTTCAAGACCCTTCAGGCCCTCATACCTTGAGACACTATGGTCAGATTCATCTAAACTGCCTACTACTTGGTTGTTCCTCTTGTCTACAATGAAAATTGTATTCTCATTATAGTCTGGGTCAATCATAAAGCCAAGTTCATCACCTTCCTTTAAGTTACCCTCATTTACATATCTGAATGCTCCCTGGTCTCTCAGATAACCATAGATGCCAGAGAAATCTACATCCTTTTCTCTTTCATTTACTACAATATCAAATGGTCTGAAGTCTCCTTCTTTACTTGCTTCTATATGCAATTCAGGTATAGCAGGTCTATAGAATTGATTAGAAGTATCTCTACCTGGTCTCTGTGGAGTTTCTACCCTTTCATTGGCTTTCTTATTCTCCTCATTAACCATCTCAGCAGTTATATTACCTACAGGCAATTCTGTTGCAGGTAAGTCTCCACTACTTGTTACAGCAGGAGTAGTAGATGTACCACTGTCTCCTGTAGCAGTCCTATCATCACCTCTTACAGTTCCCTCTCTTTTTTCTATAGGCTTCTTATATTCAGGTGAGAATCTATCCTTGAATCTATTGTCATTGTTTACTTTTGACATTGCATTCTGCAAAGCATATTGAGCTTCCTGGAATCTTGTTGCAGACAACTCAACATCCCCCTCAGAGTCTTCATCAAAGGCATTCTCATTGTTGATATAAATTGAGTTAGGATTAGCTAACTGTTCAAGGTTTTCAGAGTTACTGAACTGGTCTTGAAGGAGCTTCATTGCATCTTGCTTAACTTGTGGTTCTGTATCTGACTCATTAAGAACTCTCCTTACTTCATTATTGTATTGTGAAGTTTCTCTGTAGTTCTTAGCCATTTCACTACCCTCATCCTCTAAAGCCTTTAGGGTTCTATCCCTATTCTCTATATCATCCTGACTATCTGATATAGTCCTGAATTCCTGCAGGTTATGTGCAGCATTCAAAGATACTTTCAAGTCATCAGACTTCTTCTCAGTCTCCTGTTGTGCAGCCTGTTCATCAGCTCTTGCATGGTCTTCTGCCTGCTTTTGAGGGTTCTCAAGGTACTCTTTTAACTTTGCATTATATGTCTTTGAGGCATTGCCTAACTTGACAATATCATTCAGCTTAGTTGTAATATCCTCTTTCTCATCTGCACTAAGTGCAGTTTCATCTACCTCATTAATTTCCTTGATAAGACCATCTACAAACTTAGGACTGGTTGCTAATATATAAGCCAGTACCTTATCATCCAGACCTCTAGCCATATTAAGAGTGTTGACAGCACCTTCAAGGACTCTTACATTCTTATCTGCCTGTAAGTATCTCTCTGTTATATCTGCATGGGATTGACTTTCAAAGTCTCTGACTTGCTGATTGAATCTGAGGAATAAGTTTAAGTTATCTGTTACATTACCAATAGCTGACTTCACCTCTCCAGACACAGCTGTTGCCCTTTCAGCCCAGTTGTCTATCTGAGACTTCATCCATGTCAATTCTTCAAGCTGGTCATCTGATAATTGCTGGCCTGTCTTAATATCAAGCTCATCTTTTATCTTCAGATAATTGTTGATAGTGCTGGTCATTTCATCATGGTTCTGCTGCAACTTCTCTATCATCTCCTGTTTACCCTCTGGAGTAGCATACATAGGATTACCATTCTTATCAACAAATGGACCTACCTTAGAACCATCTTCAAGAGTAGTTGTAGTATTCTCCACAATAGAGGCAAGGTTTTCATCTGATGTGTCAAAAGCTGCATCAATCAAGGTAGTAAGGTCTTCCATCTTGCCTGCATTATCAAACATAGCAATATCAGATACTAATTGGGCATGTTCTGCATTCTTAAAGTTGAACTCATCACCTTCCTCAGCAGCCCTATTCATATCATTCTGATACTTATTATGCCTGATAAGACCTTGATAGTAGTTCTTAAATTCAGGAGAATTTATCCTGCTATTCATGTAGTCAGCAATCTCATTTTCCCTTGCTATCTTCTCATTATAGTCTCTCCACTCATTTATAGCACCACCTTCAATAGTAACAGGAGATTGCAGTGAACCTGACTCACTTCTAACTCCTCTAAATCTTGGCATACCTAATGCACCTGTCAAAGAACCAATAAAGAACTCTTCCCATGCAGAGCCATCATTTACTGTCTCATTAATTCCCTCAGCAAATGATTTAGTCCAACTCAAAGTCTCTTGTGCAGCCTCTGGGTCAGTCTTTGACTTGTAGAAATTATTTACATCAGTAGAGTAATAATTGCCTGATATTCTACTGGCCATACCTTGAGTAATTTCCTCAGTACCTTCAGACAATGCACCTTTTGTTATTGCAGCAGCAGCACCTAATCTTGTAGTACCAGCAGTATATTCCCCTGCCTTACCTACTATATTAGTAGCCTTTCTTGCAGTCTTGAATCCATTAGCATATAACTTGCCAAACTGAATTATGTTAGATGCAGTAAGGATAGGTATATTCATAAGCAAGTCTGCATTACCCATCTTCAATCTGTCCTCACTCAGTTTGCCTAAAGCTGCATTATAGGACTCCTGTTCTTTCTTTATAGCATTCTGATATTCTATGTATGCAGGGTCTGCCATCTGACCTTCTCCTGTTCTCACAAGAGTACCTTTAGTATCTTCATACCTGTTCTGTATAGCCTGTACCCTATCTCTATAAGTATCATCAAGCTGTGCTTTATGAAGTTCAAACCAATCCTTACTATTGTTAAGTGCTTCAATTCTACCCTCATTTACTGCTGAGACAGTAGCACCTACAGCAGAATTAACTATTGCTGGAGCCTTTGAAGACTTGGCAATAGCACCAATAAGTTGAGGTAACTTAGTTACTTTCAATCCAGCAGCAGTAACACCACCACTATAGAAAGCACCTACTGTGAAACCTAAGTTCTTGATAAACTTATCACCTAAGAAATTGGCAGTGAAGATATTTTCATACCAAGGCTGCTCCTGTTCTGCCCTTGTATAATAGTTAGGCAATGCTTGCTCAGACCAATCATTAACAGACTGCATAGCCTTAGAGAAATCATTATCCCAAATACCAGACCATCTGTCTTCACCTATTGCAGTACCAGCCCCAAATATCAAGCCTACAGTACCATCAAGAAAAGTAGTACCTGCAAGTATGGCACCCTTAGCAAGACCTGCTCCTATCTGTGCATACCAAGGTTGGTTTTCAGCTCTTATATCTTCTAACTCCTGAAACTGTGCCTCAGTTGCAGTAGGCTCATCAAACATACTGTCACCCCAAGGTGTAGCAGTTCCAGCTAAGGAACTGCTAACCATTTGAGGAGCCTGTCTATTTATATCATACTGTGATATAGTTTGAGGTCTTACAGCTGTAAAAGGGTCATTGTTTGCATCTTGGAGCTGTCTAAAGGTCATTGGACCACTCTTAGTAATATCTATATTCTTTACTTTAGTTTCTTCTGCCATATCTTAATACCCATAAGGATTAAACTCTTGTTCTTTTGTCTTATTCTGTACTCCTAACTGAGAGTGGAATAAGTAAGATTCCTGGATAGTTCTGTTGTATTCATTTTGGACTTGCTCAGGAGTAGCAGTTATAGTTGTACCTATAGGTATGTTATTCAATCTTGCATAATCATCAGGTATTCTTATCCTACCTCCACTCCTGTTATTCTGTAATACCTCAGCCCACTTCATTCTTGCATCCCTATTCTGCTCATTAATTGTATTGATGCCAGCAGGCATTCTATATCTTCTCACATTACCCTTGTCATCTTGTATCATTACAGTAGCACCATGAGGACTGAATCTTGTAGAAGTTACCTTGTACTTGTCACTCTTCAAGTCTTCCATAGTGATTTCCTCACCTGTATCCTTGAATTTCCTAGACTTGCTATCATAGTCTACTTCTTTCAGACTTAATCCTCTACCAGCAGTCATAATAGCATCCTTCATATCACCCTGCTGAGCATCTGCAATAGGATAGTCATACTCAGTAACTTTTATAGCATCATACCTTGAAGTTCTCCCTGCTGGAGAATTAACATACCTGCTCCATACATTACCAAGATTACCAGGTTGCCACTTACCCTTTGTTACCTTATGGGCACCTATGCTGTCCATAAAGACTCTGAATGCTGATGGTGTCTCTCCCTTATGAGTATCAGCAACTCTAATAGTAGTGCCTTCAGGAGTAGTCATAACTTTTCCTGCTATTGTACCTTTATTCTTTCTATTATACTCTTTCCATCCTGCATAAGTCATTCTCATCTGACCATGGCTGTCTTTATAAAAGTACTTGGAGTATTTCTTCATACTCTCCTCATACCTCTTCTCATCCTCACTCAGCTCTCTATTACTATAGATATTCAAAGGATTGATAGCAAGATTATTCAGTTGGACCTGTTTCTGCTCTGCTGCCTGTCTTGCAGCAGCTCTCTTTTCTGCTCTAATCTGCATAGCTTCCTGAGCAGCCATCTTAGCTCTCCAATTATCAAGAGTCTGATATTGAGTTTCACCAACTGCACTCCATAGACCTTGTTTAGCATAGTCAATAGCCCTTGCAATAGTAGCTTGGTCTCTCCAGTTCCTAACACCACTTGAATTAATGGCATCTTCAACAATCCTTGTAAGTTGGGGAGCAGCATTAGGATTATCCTGTATAGCCTGTAATACTGCTTGAGAACTAAAGCCTTTCTGCATCATAGTCTCATAGTATGAGTTACCCAAGATGCTTCTCCATTTTCTTGGCTTCTCCTGCATTTCCTTAGCCAATGCAGATGCAGCACTTGCAGCTTGTGCAGTAATTAACTTACCTGAATATGACTCATAAGCTAATTGAGGATTCCTTATATAGTCATCAAGACTTGTAGTTGAAGCTCTTCTGCTCAACATTAATGTTGGGTCTTGAAGAAGTGCTCTTTGCTGTTCTTCTGCTTGTTTCTGTCTTGCTGTATAGGCTTGTTCAATAGGAGTTATCTCCTTACTATACCTTGCTCTCATATTGAGCATATCTCTTCTACTTGCAGCATTAAGTCCTTCTCTTGCTAACTGACCAGCTTGCTTTTCAAGGTCATTTGCATAGGTCTTATACATCTTGTAAGCATAAGGGTCAGTCTGTTCATTAGCCATTTCCTCCCATACACTTGCCTTAGTAGCAAGCTCTCCATACTGGTTCTCCAACTCCTGATGAGCCTGAGTAGCCATTAAAACAGGTTGAAGCATTTCAGAGTAAGAGAAAGGCTTAAATTGGGAACCTATTACTAAAGAATAATTAGCCATGTGTCACCTCCTTTTCTTCATACTTCCACACAAATCCATAAGCTGTCTTTCTTCTTCCTTTACAGCAAGAGACTATATGTGAATGCTGCACCATTCTCCTATTAATATCAGTAGTCTTTCCTATATATACCTTACCAGTAATAGTACATATATATCCTTTCATTTTCTTTTTGATTTAATAGTTAAATATCCTCCTTTTGCTTCCTTCTTCTTTACCTTATAGGGAGTTCCAGCTCCTCCTGTTGAGATTGCATAGTACAAAGCTGGATTCTCATTAATCCAAGATTTCATTACTTCTTCTCTACCAATATCTCCAAGAGAATTAAAGAAGTTAGTAAGGTTAGCACTCATACTTGCACCTCTTCTTGCATCAACAGCATCCCTTACTGCCATAGCTTGTGCAACACCACTTAGCCTTGAACTTCTTGCCCTCAGTGCAGCTTCCTGATTTGCCATTGCAGCCTTGAGTCCCATCTCAGCATTAGTCATGTTAGTACCTCTATTAAAGGTTTCAACAGCTTGTCTTTGTGCTAAGTTATGCTCTTCAGCCTGTCTTGCAAGGTCTCCTAATCTACCTTGAGCATTATAGTCTGCTGCAAGTAAGGCTGCATTTCTTGAAGGACTTGTGGTGTTCATAATAGCCCTTCTTGTAGCACCTGCCTGTGCATTAAGCTTATTCAAATAGAAGTTCCTGTCAAAAGGTCTATATTGTAAGTAGTTGCCTATTGGAGTATAACCTATTGGGGTGTAATTTCCTGCTTGGTCAGCTGCTTCAAATATTGCATCTGCACTTGTATAGTCTGGTCTACTAAATAAGTTCTGACCTAATCCTATTGCAGCACCTATTACAGGAGCATATCTCAGGTCTGTAGCATTTAAATTGCTAAGCAATCCTGATACAGCACTCTTTTTCTTCTCAGGGACTTTAATTGGGTTTTTATTATAGTCATCCAAAGAGCTGCCTACATCATATCCTGCTCTCTTAGCAGAAGCCCTTGCCATATATTCAGGAGTTTCCACAAATTCTCCATTAGGAGTTTCCACAAATTCTCCATTAGGAGTGATTCCTACTCCATATTTATAAATGTCATAAGTATTCTTATCAGGGTCTGTATAAGCCATATCTATAAAAGGATTATAACTGTAATTATCTTCTGTAGGTTCAAGGAAGAAATTTGCCCTTTTTAAATTATTACTCCTACTTCCCAGACCATCAAATAATGTACCCATCTTACCACCATGAGCATATTGTACTCCTTCCTGACCTTCTTGAGTCTGTTGCCTTACAGACTCTTGGGCTTGCTGTAGTCTGGACATAGAACTTAGAAGTCCTCTCTTACTTATTGGGTCATTAGGTCTCTCCTTTGATTCATCACCTAACTTCTCTGCTATTGCAGCAAAAGAATGTCCATTATAAGACTTAGGGAGATTAAAACTCTCCAATAGACCACCATCAGCAAATAATCTGTTACTGAATACATAGTCATTGAATATAACCTCACCTTGCTCTACAAGATTTGGGTTTCCCTCAGCATCCATTCCCATAGGTACACCCTCCATAGGATTTTCTTCATGAGTTCCACCATTACCTACTATAATCTGTCCATTAGTAAAGTCAGCACCATGAGTATTTAAGTCTCCTCCAAAGCTGTGCCATTTAGCAGCATTTCTTGCAAAATCAGCCTTCTTCACCATAGCAGGAGAATAATTCTCTTTATTAGCTAATACCTGTGAAGCAAATGATTGCACAGACTTTCCATGCCTTTTAGCTGCTGCTGTGAAAGTTCCTCTCTTAGAGGGTTTGATATGTATTTTGCCTCCCTTAGCAAAGGTATTCAACTCTGGAGATTCAAATGAGTTAGGTAATGAGGTTAATCTGCCTTTATTTGCAGCATTGAGAGCTTTAATACCCAAGTTCTCCTTAGCTAATTCATAGCCTATTGCTCCACTTCCATAGCCTTCCCATATACCAAGAGGACCACCAAAGGCTGCAAAACTTGCCATAGCATTAAGGTCTGACTGAGTGTCTGCTGCCTCTGCTGCATTTTCAAATGCAGACAAGGTTCTCTCTCTTGCAATGCCCTGTTGTTTTTTAAGTGCTCTATACTTTTTCTTAGCTTTACTGCTAAATAGACCATCCTTACCAATATCTGACTTGGAGAAGTCTGCTCCAAAATCCTGATTAGCCCATTGGTCTTCTATAGAATCAGCACTGCTGTTATCTACCATAACAGTATTCATAGCCTTGTTAATTCCTTCAACCTCAGCAATCTTCTCCTTATTTAACTTGGAGCCAAACATCCTGTCTGTAAGACCTCCAATAATACCAGTACCAGCAGATATAATGCCTCCAAGTACAGGATTAACTGCACCTGCTGCACCACCTATAGTGCCACCAATATTACTGATTGCACTACCTGCACCTGATTCAAGTCCTCCACTAATAGCACCACCTGCAATATTACCCACTGCACTACCTATGCCACCTGCTAAGCCTCCTTTCAGCATACCAGCAACATTGCCTCCACTGAAAGTGCCCTTCAAGTCAAAACCACCTAAAGCATTCTTGAAATCACCACCCCAATTATAGTAATGAGGGTTGTATGTAAATGGTCTATTAGACCTTCTCATAATTTTTCTTTTAGCCATATCATACTAATTTGTTTGCAAAGATAGACAAAATATTTGAATTACACAAGGATATTATCCAAAAAGTAAAGGGAAGATAAGTAATAAACTTACCTTCCCCCCCTAATTATTATTCAAAGTAATGCACAATCATATCATGCAATACAGTCTTATTTACATTTTCTTTTTCCATAGACAGCTTAATATATAACCAAGGATTCCTCATTCTATCCCTACCTTTCTTAGTAGAACCAATAGCACTGGCTCTTGGTATATTAGCTCTCCAGATTCTAAACTTCTTCTTTAGGTCAGAAGGTCTTCCTAAGATGTTATTTAGAGTAGAAGTACCTTGTTGATATTCATTCCATACAGTTAAAGTATCAAATGTTGTATTGAGTAGATTATCACTCTTATCCCAACTATCTGACCTAAACTCAAGGTTATTGAATATCTTATCTACAGGCATATCTGGGTTAGCTATTACAGTAGTATAGAATGGTTGATATACTCCGAAGAACATATTATAGTCACCCTCATTATGTAGCCAAGGTCTGTATAGTGTACCTGTACCTTCAACATTAAAGGCAATTCCCCTGTCTTCAAGGTTAGTAAAATAAGGCATCTTCTCATAACTATAGAATGAGCTGAACTGACCTAATGGCTCAGAGAATGCTAAACACTCATCTTTACTAATGAAGAATACATCACCATTAACCTTGTCATAGTAGGTAACAAATCCATCAAAGTCTACTGGGTTCCATATATCTATACTATCAGAAGCTCTGTTAATCCAAGAGTGGAAACCTAATCTATCAGATAGATTATTCAATTGACTATTGAATAGGAATATACCTTTTGTGATGTCATCTATAAAGTAAATACCATTAGATGTTTCACACATAGACCATTTGTTAGTACATCCTATTCTATCAGAGATATATCTCTTACCATTAACCTTTCCACTGTTTGCAATTTCAATAGGAACCCCATCAGTAGAAGAAATCTGCATATTCTCATTATACAGGATTTGGCTAATACCTCTATCTTGGAAGGCAAATATATTGTTATTGAACCTTCTCAATGCCCTTACAGTACCCTTGTCACCATCAAGGTCAAGGGTAGAAGCAAGAGTAATGTTAGTCCAAGTATCTACCAACTCTCCAGCAGTCTTAGTTTTAGTCCAAGTGATTGAATTATGGAAGTTATCCAAGTTCAATTTGTTTGGATTAATTGTCCTATAGTTGAAGAAGTTATTAGGCTGAGAATATACATCATTCATCAAGTTAAAGTTCTCAGGAGTAATTGAGAAGTTACTTGTCTGACCTCTGTTCCTGTCATATCTACCATCAATGTTCACTCTTGTTTCACACATGAATGATACAATATCAGTTACTGCATTCTGGTCTTCAAGAGTAAAAGGATAAGTCTTGATATGGTCATATCTCTGGAAATAGGTATCACCTTCTTCCCACCTGATAGTAATACTGCTCTTGACTCCATTATTAGTATCTACAAGAGAAATTGGGTCTCCACAAGGCAGCCATGTATTATTCTCAAAGGCTTCCTCTGTCTGACCACCAAACCTATTCTGTACACTGTCATTATACAATTCTCCTAACCATAACCATCCATGCTGAATACTTGATACATCAGATATAGGACCTCTTGGGGCACCAGTAATAATAGTGTCTTGTGACACACTCTTGGCACTTCCTGACTTATCCCAATACATGTGCTGACCACTTGGAGCACCTGAGTCCTGTGCATTTACAAACCAAGTATCATTATACTCACCATCCTTAATATTAGGTAATATTCTTTGAGCACCTGATGTAGTATAGTTCAAGGCTAATACAGCATGAGGAGTAGATTTATACTTAATCCTAACAGGGTCAGTACCTGTAATCTGGTCAGTAAATCTACTATCTATCTGTGTATAACCACTACTAAACAGGGTATGTGCATTAGTCTCTGCACTTTGAACTCCAGCAGTCATAATAGGATAGCCATCCTTTTTATCACCAATTCTTGAGATAGTAAGAAGCTTATCTACATTGCCATAGTAGTTAATATCTGTAAGACCTGAGTGCTCTTGTGCAGGTAATCTGACAAGTGATACCTCATTAGAGTCAAATACTGCAACTCCAGATATACCAGTTCTTGTACTACTACCCCTTTCATAAGCATTCCATATATTACCTGAATCCAAGTAGACTGACTTATATGAATACCTCATATTAGACATTTTCTTCCTGTCAAGCATAGCAGACCTATAGCCATCAGTAGCATACTTGGTGTTATTCAGTGAACCATTCCTATGCCAAGGGTATACAACAAATCCTGTGGTAAGATGCTTGGTATTACCAGTATTTTTCTTATAAGCAGTTAATTCATCAAACCAAAAGGCACCAGAGATTAATCCTCTCCATCCAAAATGAGAATCACCAAGATGTACTCCAAGCCTATCATAACTAAAATCATTTTCTGCACCAATAGGTTCCTTGTAGAATCCAGCAGGCAACTCTGAACTGTCATAGAAGTTATTAACAGGAGTGGAAGTCTGAATATCAATATCTGAGGCAAATGCAGTTAGAGGAACCATACCTACTATCCTTAACTTCAATCCTGATGTATCAATACTTCTTACTTCATTATCAAACTCTATGTCAGGAGAGTGGAAAGTAAGTATTGATTGGTCAATGTAGTAATTCTCTGCATTGTTAGATACCCAACTTGCAACATCTGAATCAGTTGCAGTATCATCAACATAGGGACCAGAAGGAGGATTCCAAATACATTGAATTTCTGCATTTCTATTACTATTGCCTGGGATAGGTCTATTATGCCTGAACTCAGCCCAAGCTCCCTTATTAACTGTATCAATATTGTATTGTTTCTCTTCTGAAGTAACTATAGTCCTATTATTGGACATAATACCTGCCCTTGAATATGCAGATGGATTTCCTAAGAATTGTCCTAATCCTGCCCAGTCTCCACCCCAGGCACCTTCATTATTTTGATTATAATGGAAGGCTTTATATTCATCAAATGGTGCATTAGGTCTTGTAAACCAGGATGACTGTGCAAATGGTGAATTACCAAATCTATCAGATATATTATACACAGTAGGACATAATATACCCTGACATACAGCCTCTCTATCATTAATAGCAGGATATACTACAACAGGTCTTATCCTAACATACCCATTATCAAGGAGTCTGTTAATAATAGTACTATCATCCAATGTGAACTCTGCTACAGGCAGACCAATGTTATTAGAACTATAGAAAGTGGTATCTATGTGTACAGTATTTCTAACATCATTAATCCATATAGGCTCAGACCATTTACCTGTATAGTGCTGTGCTTGAATACCAAATCTATACCAGTCAAGATATTTGAAAGTCTTGAACTGATAGGAGTTCATTTTAAGCTGATTACTATAAGGATAATATCCTTTAGGCTCTGGGGAACTTATGCTCTTATTATGAGAGGAGAAAGTAATACTTTTACCCTTAAAATAATTCCTGACAGTTGAATCAAGAGTTTTTCTCTTTGTCTCAATATCTCCAAGGAACAGAGTATTATCTTTCTGAGCCATTGTACCAAATACTACTTCCTCACCTCCAATATACAATAATTCAGTAGGGTCTACTGAATCTCCTGATGAACCATTGTCAGTATAGGTAACTTTAGCTTTACTTAAAGTACCATTCATATTACCACCATCCTGTAACCTCATGGTAGCTTTATTACCATTTCTTATGGTAATAGTAAATGTAGTTCCTATACCCCAAGTCAGATTGCCATTACCAAAGTTTATACCATAATATACACTAGTATCAAAGTTCCAAGTCTTGTAGTCAGCACCTGAATATGCAGGTGTATATTGGTCAAGGGTGTACTCTGGCTTCCATCCATCCCTCACATACATAGTCATCTTCTCTGCTGGAAGATTAATCTCATAACTGCTAAGTTTGTAACTTGACCCTCCTGTAGGAGGAGCCAAGTCTACAACTCTCCTAACATCTGGAGTTGCATTTATGCTTGTTCTATGTATTGAGTAGATTCTAATATAATCAAATCTTCTATCAACATTAGCAACTTCTATATTAAAGCTATTGCTTACCTTATCCTCAGGACTTGCACCTCTATTATTGTATGATATATAATAAAGTGGAGAAGTATAGAAGATATTACTCTCCTGACCATACTTGTTAAAGTAGGTAAAGGCATACTGTATAACTCCAGGAGCAAAACTACCATTAGCTACAATATTCCTTTCAATAGTGATTTCCTCATTCAGACTAAGTGTCCTCACAAAGTTGAATGAATCAGTATTCCATTTGCTTACTATACCAGATGCAGCAGCTATGTTAATCACTCTTGGCTGATTCAGGCCATCAGTCCAATACACCTTTCTAATATCAGTGTTCTCATAGAATGAAATAGTTTCTATAGGATGCTTGTAACTAAATCCTAAGTCTCCTCTAAATAATCTCTTTCCAGTTAATACACCATTATTGAACCACAACTTATAGATTCTATCATCCAACATAGAATCTACATCTATATCCAATTTATATGGACAATCTACAAGGGTAATATCTCCAATAGAACTCAGGTCAGGAGTAATATCATTTGCAGTATCTTCCCCAGCAGTAAGGTTAGTAATGAGAACATCACAAGGGAATATGTCAGGTGCCTCAAATATATTAGGAGTTATATCTGCTAATCTATAATCATCATCTCCAGCAGCAAAGATAATAAGTTCATTATTAACTAAAGCTTGCCCAATAGGAATACCTTTAATGTGGTCTCCTACACCTGCTATACCTGACTTCTTATTACCTTTCTCATTTATCAAACTAAGCAGAGTACTCTCATCAGTTGGCATCACCCTGACATTCTTATTTTCATAAGAATATTCAGGGTTAAATGCAGAAGCTGATAAGTCCCTCTGCATTCCTTTTGTTTTGAATTGTACAACTTTCTGCATAGTTATTGTAGTTTAATGTATTCTTTATTACCAAGAGATGAGAATCCATTATTAAACTCACTTGTCCTTTGTATAAGTGTGTTCCACATTCTTGATATACTTTCCATCTCAGACTGTGATGGGATGGTAAATTCACTCTGCAATTGACCAGCCAGCCAAGCATATTGTTGCTGAGTATTCTGTAGTACAGCAGGTGCAATCTTACCCATATCAAACAGAATGGTAAATGCCTCTCTCTTTATATATGCCTCAAGTGCCTTCAGGAATACAGGATTATCAATAAGTAGTGGAAATCCATCCTTGTCTACTGGGATTGCCTTATAAGATACTGATACATCTCCTGTCTTGAAGGATACATATAGTACTTGTCCTTGTGTTTTGAAGGACAATTCCTGTGGTATCCTGTAACCAGCATTTCTATCATAGTGCTCTCTTGGCATGAAATTATCAGTCATACTTCTAAGGCATACACCAGTCTTACATTCCTTAATCTGATTGATAGATATTATGTCACATGGCAATTTAACTCTAAAGTCCTCTATATGAAGTACTTCCTCCTTATCTTGATATAACTTTGGCATACCAAATATACCAATAAAGTCAATGGTATATTGTACAGCTTGCTCAAGAGTTACATCTTGAAGAAGAGGATGTCTTAGTACCCTACTTAAAGCTTCTCTTATATTTATGTAGTTATATTCTTTTACCATAATTATATCTGAAAGCATCTATCTTTCCTTCTTTTATTCTTTGTTTTAATCTCTTCTTCAGTTCTTTATTGGCATTAAATTCATAGAAGACCTGATTATTGTAGCATGCTAAATGCTTATTATAGTAGACCTTAAAGATTTCTTTTTCCTCCAATTTAACCAGTGTTTTTTCCTTATAGGCTTCCTCATCTTCATACCATAATTTAATAGTTCTATCCCAGTCTATAGGTAGATTAGTCTTGACTTTTTCTCCATCAAGACTAATTCTCGCATCATATTTCCTTAGCTCTATTCTACCCATTCTATGTGGTAACTTAATATCATTACCATGAAGGAAACTATCAGCTAAGTAATTATTGACTTTCCTTATAATGCTATAGAACTCATGTTCTGTAAGACATCTTCCTATATTAAGCCAACTATTCTTTCTTATCCACTTATAGGCTGAGTAAACCCCAATTGAGTTAGTAACTTTATATTTTCTTGGGCTACTTAGATGCTGAACCTCGGACTTAAATTCTTCATAAGTCATACTTCACCTCCCAACTTTTAATATTACTTTTAATATTACTTCTCTTATTATTAGATTTATCTCTATATCTACCTTCTCCACCTCCAGATATATTACATAAGCATCCTGAATTGTCTATAATTCTGCCATAAGTAGATATAAGTTCTATTTCTTTACTCTTGCACTCTTCTTCTGTTAAGTTATCATACAGAATTTTAACTATCCTACCATGCTTATTAAAACATCTTAGCCATAAATAATTTCTTGACCATGATGAACATTGATATGCTCTTGCATAAATCTGACTATGAAAAGCTCCTTTCTTCCAATACCTATGTAAAATAGCTATTTGTATCAGACTTATAATGCCCATACATGAAGTAACTCATTTGTATTAGACTTATAATGCCCATTTCTTTCTCTTCTTGACAAAACTCCATAACTCACTATTTAGATGCTACTTCTGACAACTCATCCTTTGCATCATTAGATTCATCTTTAGGTCTGTATTCAGCACCCAATAATTCCTTGACTACAAGTTCAATCATAGGAGATATAAGAGCATCCTCAATAGGGAAAGTCTTATCCAATACATCACATACTGTATCACCATTCTCATCAGGACACTGTAATTCTGATGCAGCTTGTGGGTCTTCAAATATACCTGTCATCCTTGCCTTTTCAAGGTATAGGTATTGTGGATTGAAAGACTTAAAGTATAGGTAATTATCTGGACCAATAGAAGCATAGATAATATTCTTCAGATACCTATTATACCCTACATATCTCATTCTTTCCCTACTTACATAAGTAATCTCCCCTTGATAATAATCAACTGGATACACCATAGGATTACCTATCTTCATTAGGAAAGGAATCTTCTCCTTACTTCTTAGATAAGAACCACCTTCACAAGGCTCACCTGATATAGCAGGTACCTCAATTAAATCCAAGCATATAGTCTGATAGTTACTCTCAGGTATCTGCTTCTTTACATCTGAATATCTCTGTTTCAGTAAGAATGTCCTATACTTGCCAAGTAGAAACATTACATGCTCCTCTGTGTACAAGGCATCATCTGAGTACAGTTTCAACTCATCAAGTACCATGTAGGTTAATTCTTTATATGTACTCATAATTTTATTTATTAGCTATAACTAAAAATCCCTGCAAATATAAGCATAATTTCTTATATCTGCAAGGACTTTACTGTTTTTATGTCAGAAGTATTAATGTAATAATTATACTGACTTGCCTGTACAAGAGATTGAAGTGCTTGCTATATACTCTGGATAAGGTATTAAACAGGTAGAACCATATAGGCAATATAAGGCATTGTCTATGATTCTATACTCTTCTTCTGTTATAAATGACTTACAGTCACTCTCAAGTAAATCATACATGAATATCAGCACTAATAACTTATCTACTTCTGAATAACTCATATATCCTAACTTTGATAGGACATTGAAATATCTTGTAAGTGATTCATTAAGTACCTTGTCCATAGCATCCACAATTAGAAGTTATCACTGAATCCTTTATTCCCATAAAGAATTTCTTCCAATACTTTATAGCCTCAGTATAATGACCTGTCTTTATAGCAAGTTCAAATGCCTTGTATTGAAGTATGTAGTTAATGAAATTCTTAGGAATAGAGCAAGTATCTCCCAATTCTCTGATGTAACTGAAGGCATGTTGGTACAGAGGATAAAGGTTAGATACAACTCCTAATGTAGTAATGTTATCCATCCCACAAGGAGTATTTGCAGCAGGAGTGCCCTTAGTCCTAATATACACAAAGAAAAGATTGTCATTAAGAGCTGGTAATAGGTCTCCTGTTCCCAGTTCTAATCTGACTGACTTAGTATTTCCTTCTATAACTTCTGTATATACAACTTTACTACTTGGACCAGAATCAACAAAGGTATCTTGAGTATCTACCTGTACAGTATCAAGATATACATTTGTATAATACTCTAAGTCCTTGACAGATACATCTATAATCAGCTTCTGCCCATCAGGGGCTATTCTTAACTCATTAAATTGTACCATAATCAAATGTTTATATAAAAAGAAAGGGAGACTTAATAGCCTCCCTTATAAATCCTGTTTAGCTTGCAGAAGTATCAAGAGCAGTTATAGTCAGACCTGTTGCAGTATTAATAGCTGTTATGATGTCATTAGCCAGCTTATTACTTACTGAGTTAGTTGCTCCTACCTTTGGTACTGCAAGAGTAATTGTCTTTTCAGACTTTTGTACACTCTCATTGCTACCTACATAAGCATAGTGGATGTCAATCACATTATACTTGACAGTTGGGTCTACAAGATAAGTAGTAGGAATATTGTTAGGGAATCCAACTCCTCTATAAATATCACCTCTCTCACCCATGCAGAAGTACTCAAGGTCTGCAATCTTCTTGCCATTAGCAATGATACCAGCAGGCTCAGTATCTTCTACCTTACCCCAAATTCTCTCATCACCATCTACAGTAACTGGGACAGGCTGTACTTCAAAATATACAGGAGTCTGCTCCATGATACCAAGTCTCCAAGGCTGTTCAACCTCATCAATAACAAGAGCTTTATAAGTCCCAGTTAGAGAACTTTCCTTTGTAGTAGCATCTACAGGAACTGCCTCATCCTCAGAATCTGTCAAGACAAACTTAACAAGGGGAACTGTCTCTCTACTAAAGTTCTTAGCCAGTGATAGAGCCAACTTCTTATAGAAGTCTGAAGCTGTCATACCTGCATAAGCATGTACCATACCATACTTGAAGTACTGGTCCTCATCAGACATACCTACATACTGCTTAAATACAATTCTTAGGATGTAATCCTGTCCAGCTACAGGAGTACCTGCATTTACCTCACTATCAAGAGTTACTGTAACTGCCTTCAACTCATGTGCCATATCATCAGCATCAGTAGCCTTAGCATAAAGGATATTCCTGATGTCAATTAGGTCACTTCTCATCAAGTTGTCAGCACCCCTGTATCCAAAATATAGGTGATTCTTTGCAGTATCATTCTTTACTGCAATAGAGCCAGCAGCATCTGATGCAAGTACATCAGTAGTCTTCAGTGCCTTTGCCACATAGAGCTGTCTTACTTGATTTGTACTAAATGTTGCCATTTTAATTTAATATTAAATTATACAATAGTTTTATTCTTTTCCTGTATTTGGAACCCTACTCATGATGGCAAGTTTTACTGCTCTCTCAAGTATAGCTCTATGTATTACAGGGTTCAATTCACATTCTGTTTTTACATTTATGCCATTGATTGACAGGTTATCTGTCAAATCAGTTAATATAATTGGAGCAGGTCTTGAAAGGTATCTGACAAGATAACTCTCCACATTATACTTTGATACTATCTCTACTACCTTACCACTCAAATCAAGCCTTAAAGCTCTTCTTTCATTAGCACCTCTGAAAGGATTCTTCCTTATCCTATGGTACTCATCCTGAGTAATTGGTATTACAGAGATGTCTTCACCACTCATACATCCTAATCCATAATCTTTCAAATTAACTGCTTCATAGGTTATAAACCATAAGTCATCAGGTAATTCAAAGAATACTGAGGATTTGGATAGTCCTGTATATCCTACTTTCCTGTCAGTAGTTGTGTAAGTCTTTATCAGGTCACTCAAGTATCTTCTGATTTCCTCAGTCCTCTCAAATGAGTCTCCAAATGGATTCTTACCATTATACATACCTATCACTATCTCTTCTTGAGCATTAGTGAGAAATACAGACTTCTCATATTCATCAAGTTCAATAGTGCCTGGTGTCTTTCCAAATGCCTCTATGGTAGAATAGCTATTCAGTAAGGTGTCAAACTCATTAGAAAATTCTTCAGTTGTCATTATTCACTTCTTTGACCAAGTTCTACACTACTCTTCAAGTCTCCTGTATAGGCAGACTTTGCAAGTTCTACTGCTCTTTGAAGAATCTCTGGGTGAAGAATAGGGTCCAGTTCACATTCTGTGATTGTATTTATTCCTTCAATGGATACATTAGAATATTCATCAGCCAGATTTGCAAGTATAATAGGCTTTGGTCTTTTTACATATCTAATCTTGTAATCAGTCAAAGAACTATTATATTTAATAACCACCTCAGAGATAAAATCAACCCCACCAGTAGATTGGAATAGTCTCCAACCTTGATTCTTTAGGGGCTGCTTCCAAGGCTTAGACATAAGTCTTGCATACTCTTCATAATTCATAGGAATTATACTAATCAATCTCTTAACTCCATCTACAGTATTGATACCTGTTTCATTCAACATAAGTAGAATGTCTTGTGGCATCTTGTAGAGCTGACTTCTATCATCAAATTTGACATAGCCTCCTTCAGGGGTATATTGTGGTGGTTTAGCAACAGTTATCAGAGTAGAGAAATCTATCTGTCTCTTAGCATTCTCATCAAATCCCTGTCCATACCTATTGCCCTTAGGATTGAAGTAATTCTTCAATATTTCCAACTGAGCCTTAGTTAGGAAGACAGACTTCTCATACTCATCAAGACCTGGAGCCTGATTGCTCATTATATTGTTATACAGAACATCAAATTCATTAGAAAATTCCTGTGTTGTCATACTCTTTTTTTTTTCTACTTCAGCTTAGCTTCCAAAGCAAACTTAACTTCTTGATGCTTAGGAGAGTTTAAGTATTTAGCTGCTACATTCAATGTAGGCTCTTCATTAGCCTCACAAAGTGGAGTATTATCCTTTCTCAAATATAAGTAACTGCCCCTGTTAGAAATCAGACCTGCTTCTATAGCTCTCTTAATAAGAACCTTTGTAGAAAGCATTGGGTCAGTAATAACCTTCAGGAATATCTTGCTGTCAGCCTGTATTAAGCTATTAACCTTAGTCTGCAAGAACTCAAGTTTAGCAGTCTGTGATGTAGGTCTACCATCAATAGTCTCAACAATAACTCTTAATGTATCAACATCATCCTCAATCTTACCAAACTCCTTATAGCACATCATTGTAGTGCTCATATTATTCTTAGCAACCTTAGTCTCTTCACCCTCAGAAATGATAACAAACTGGTAAGTAGCCTTAGGAGTATCTTGCAATGCTTGCAGTGAAGGAGCAATATAATCTTTGTTAGCTAATAGTATCTTGTATCTGATATAATCCTCTGGGTCAGATAGATTGAAGTAGTTATCCTGCTTTGTCAATCTTACCTTATTGATACCATTTTCATTAGAATCATCCCAGAAGTTGTCTACCTTCCTATAAATACTTAGTGCATTATATTCAAGACCCATTATTTCCTCAAGAAATGCCTTCTCCTTGTCTGTAAGGACATTGACAAACATACCTGAGGATAATCTTGGTACTACAAATGTTCTAACTGCACCTTCTGCCATACCTCCTGACAATACATGCTTGGGGTTATTACCCCACATACCTGTCAGCTTAGGCACATGCCTTACAATAATTCTCTCATTTCTCAGACAACTGACTAAGGCATCTTCAGATACCTCTACTTTCTTTTGTGTCTTTTTAGGGCTTTTTATAGTAGCCTCTTCTTTTGGTACTTCCTGAAGTGGAGTCTCTGTATTGTCTATATCAAAGTCAGGTACAGTATAGTCCACCTTCTCTTCCATTTTCTTTTCTGCCATATCTTCTCCTTAACTTTTTGAAATAAAATAAGGGAAGTAGGAGCTTATCCTACTCCCCCTTTTATCATTAGCCCTGTAGAATTGCAGGGATTAGTGACATAGTTCTTGTTGGGTCAAGAACACAGATACCAAGAGTAGCCATTCTGTGAATTACAGCAGAATCCTCATCAAATGACATATAAGGATTACCCTTTTGACCTGTGAATGGGTTTCTTAGACCCCATTGATAACCTCTGTACTCATTGTCACCCTTAATCTTACACTTAAAGATATTAGGTTGGTCCATAGTACCAATGTACATAATATCATATCTGTAAGAGAATGCAACACCTCCATTTGGATGGAGTATCTTGTTTCTTACTGGGTCATCATAGAATGGGTCTACATCAATCTTAACTCTAACACCATTAGGAGCCTTATACTCAACAAATTGGAAACCAGCACTCAATGAGTTTTGGTGCAACTTAGATTGAGTCTTTTGAATAACACCAATAGAGCTGTTGTCAAGAACAAATTGTGTCCAACCTGATACTGTCTTTAGTACTTCCTTGTGGAATTGGATAGCACCTCTTTCACCAGTCTTAATCAAGAAGTATCTGTCTCCAAAGTCCAACTTAGAAGCAGAAAGCTCATATAGAGCATCTTCAAGAAGCTTCAAGCTGAATGTGTTGTAATACATAGTATTAGCAACTTCCATCTGCTCAAACAGACCAGCACCTGTCTTAATAACATTACCAGACTTACCAAAGTTCATGTACTCACCATTGGCATTTCTGTTGCTTCTACCAAATGCAAGTGCATTGTTCTTATACTCAGAGAATTGCTGCTCTACTTCCCAGTCTACATTGTGCATCCACATTGTAGCAACTGACTTAGTATATCTACCCTCAGTTTCCTTAACAATAGGAATACCTACAGCCAGCTTCTTATCCAACATAGAGCCTGGAACCTTGTGTTGGATTCTTACTACAGACCACTCATTTCTCATAGAAACAGGGCTTGTAAATCTTACATCACCAACCTTTCTTGAAAGTTCCTTCTCAACAAATGCAGCCTCAACTGAGAATCTCTCACCTGCAAGCAATCTTTCAGCAGGAACACCTGCTGTATTACCACCAGCAAGCTCTACCTTATACACTGCATTAGTACCCTCCATTCTTGGGTCTCCAAGTATTCTGAACTGATAGATTTCATTCAGATTACCTACAATGTACTCACCATCAGCAAACCAATCCTCAGGGAATACTAAATAGAAAGGAGCAGTGCCTACTCCAACCATACCACTGGCATCTGTAACAACAGTACCATTTTCATCTCTTGCCTCTACAAGAGGAATGTTTCTCCTTGAAGAACCAATAACATCCCAGTAGTACTCATTATCATCCTCAAACTCTTTTGTTGGGAATTGATTTAGGAATGTGTCAAGTGTCTTTCCTCTGTAATAAGCCAACAGTTGCACCATTAGGTTTGTAGCCTTCTGTGGAGCTAACTGAAAGATAGAACCAAGGTGGTTTTCCTTAGTAAGACCCTTCCAGTGTTGGAAGCCTACCATTTGAAACTTACCTAATTTTCCAGCCATTTTTACTTAAATTTATCAGTTATTTTACTCTATACTATAGGCTTAGACATCAAGATTCCACCCTTTCCCTATGAAAGATTCAGGGTCCTCATCAACTCCACTCACAAACTTTAGATTACCATCTGATGTTCTTGCTGTGTTATTGAGAGTATGTTCCAGCTCTCTAAGACCTTTCTTTACTTCTTTCTTTACTTTACCTTTCACCAAACCATCAAGGTTCTTAAAGCCATCAGTCAGTGTGAAAAGTAACCCAATGTTCTTTAGGAAGTCTGTCCTGTTCTCCATCTCATACTTTTGGATAGCAGTAAAGTACTCTCCTGTCTCTGGGTCTTTATACACAGGCTTAGCTATATTATCATAAATCTTCTGTCTTGTAGATTTATCCACTGATAAATCCCCAAATACATCCTTGTCATTAAGGATTGATGATTTAAGCTTTTCAGCCTGGTCCTTTCTTTCTTTCTCTTCTGCTTCTGCTTCTGACTTAGCATCATTAACAAGCTCATCATACTTATCTCTGAAGAAGTCAATATTACTTTTCAAAGCCTCTTTTGCATCATCAATATCAGTACCAGCATTGAAAGACTTCTGTACTTCTCTTGTAGCTCTTTCCTTACTATAACCTCTATTGATAAAGTCTTGATAAATCAGGTCTTTTCTAAGTTTCTCTCCCTTATCACCTTCATCAGAGATATTCTCCTCCTTAATAGAATCAAGGAAGTTTATAGTATTCTCATACTTTTTAATCTCTGTAGGTTCAACTCCAGCATTCAAGGCATCATCAATTCTTTTCTGTCTTTCATCAAGACCTGCCTTTATCTGTTGGTCAATCAAATCTCTAAAGTCTTCAGGGTCTTTAACCTCAGATAAGCCCTCATCATCAAGGTCTGGGAAGATACCTTCCTCTTTCAAGGCTTTGGCAATGGAAGAGTAGAAGTTTTTGGGAGAAGTGCCATCCCCTTTAGGAGTGGTATCTTCCTTTTCCTCTGTATTTTCTTTTCCACTACCTACGCTCTCTGGTGTATCAGTAAACAAATTATCTACATCAACAACCTCAGTAGTCTCTTCTTTATCCTTACTTGGCTCCTCCTCTTTCTTGGGAGGTTCCCCATTTGCAGGTGGGGTATCCTGTGTCTCATCATCTTCTACAAACAGATTCTCAATCTCCTCTGCTCCTAAGATGTTATCTAAGCTAAGTTCTTCTTCCATACTCTTCTACCTTTTTGTTCTTAAAACAGTGCAAAGGTACGTAAAGTTTTGCATATCTACAACATGGTAAATAAATTGCTTTTACTTGTATAAGCAAAATACTTGCAATATAGGCAAAAAGAAAGGGTAAGATTACCTCTTACCCTTATCTTGTACAATAACCTGTTCATCACTTTTTCATTTTGCACCCACAAGCCTTAGTCTTAGTAACTCCTGCTTTAGGAGTTGTGCTCTACCTGTTCTTCTTGCCATAATTATAAAATTTTAATTGTTATTTTTTCACCTTTATCATGCTTGTCTTTAAGGAGTTTGTATAACTCTTTGAAGGTTTCTCTGCTGTTTATTACCTGACCCTTAACTTTATTGACACCTACTAATAGGCATCCTGCTGAGTCTTTGTCAGTATTACCAGTATGAATAAGTATGCCTTCAAATCCCTTTACATTAAGTAGTCTTGGCACTTTACCATTACATACTTGCCTGTAGAAACTATTATTGCAGTACTTAGGAGAAATTACATCCAATGTAATCTCATAAGTACCTCTTGGTATAGCTGTAATTGAGGGCTTTTTCAATTCCCTAATCTTAGCTATGCTCATAGAGTCATCTAACCCCCTATCAGCATCTTCAAGTACATTGCAAAACCACTTTCCATCAACAGTAAGATTACTTATGGTGTAGTTCTGCTTCTTCCATTTTCTGTCCACTATTAACTCCATGTTCATTAAAAAGGTTTAAGTTTCTCTTTCTAAGTTGGCAGGTAAGGTCAGTACATATGGAACTCATAAGGTTAAACATCTGTTTCCTAAGTTCCTCCACTTCCTGCTCCAATTCTGTATTTCTTTTTAGCACCTCTTCCAATCTCTCTCTATTATCAGTAGAGAGCTTCTCATAAAAGTCCAATGATTCTTTCATGTTACTTATGAGGTTACTATCAACTTCACTATCATACTTCTTTCTTGCAAAGAACCATGATGTCCAGCCACTGGCTATTGTGGTAATAAGCCCTATACCTCCAGTGATTAGTATTCCTAAGTCAATCATAATTATTCTACAATTTCAATGAATCTTTGCTGTCTGTTCTCAATATAAGGGTTCTTCTCCACAACATTCACTTCTACTACTTTATGCTTCTTTTGAAATAATCTGAGTAACCAACATTTCTTAGGAGGGTTAACAGTCTCCTTCTTCAGACTTGTTATAATGTACTTCTCACTGACAAACTTAGGGTCTGTAGTGATTGTACTTGGATATTTAAGCCCAAGCTTCATTTGATACCACTTATCTCCTACAAGTGTATCTATGTCTAATGCAGGTTCCCTGAACAGAGTATCTCCAAATACTATTGTATCTTTCTTTGTAGCCTCAGATAAAAGGTATTGCATCTGTTTCAAATCCTTATCCTTTATCTTTAACTCCTTTCTGACCTCATTCATATTTTGCAAGATAGAGTCATTGTAGCAGTTAAGTTGCTCTATAGTAAACTTGAACACTCTATTCTCTTCTTTTAGGGAGGAGTTCTCAGCAACAAATGCCTTCTCATTAGATACTGATATAGATAATTCCTCCTTTAAGCTTTGATTCTCAGTATATAAAATATAGGAACCTACAGATAGAGATACTAATAAAGCAGACACTATAATTCTTATATATTTTGTTATCATAGTACATATCTTTAATAGAACACAAATATATGAAAAATAAACTACTTATACAATAATATCTTATAGCTTAAAAAAACTTACTGTGTTATCTACGAATTAATCTCTCTTTGAAAAAAATAAAGATTTTAATCTCTGTCCCAAATAATTCTTCCAAAGAGTTTTACCTTTTGAATTTGGATGTAAACCATCACTTAAGAAATATCCACTACCATCTGATTTTTCAAGGAAATCTACTACACCAATTTCATTTAATGCGTCAAAAACCATACAAGAATACCTACCTGCCATTTTCTTGATTGCATTGGCTGTTATTGTAAGTTTATCATATGTTCTATAGTTTTTTGGATTTGTCTGAACTGGAGTAACAAGTATTATAGTAGTATATTGGAAAGCCCTATATAAAGTTTCTAATGACCATCTTAACCCACCATACAATGTCTGCCTGTCAGTGTAATGTTCATCACTATTGAGTTCATCATAAGTAAGAGCCATTATTTCATTGTAATTATCAGAGGATGGTTCTCCTGCTCCATTAGTTCCCAACCAAATAACTATACAATCAGGATATTCAACACTTCCTTCAGTGTGCCTTCTTATTAACCATCTGACCTCATTAGGCAAATCAGTAGTCCAGCCATTACCATCTGGGTATGGATATGATGTAACAACTTGCCTTTCAGTAAACATTGCACCTCCAAGTCCAAAATTATACAGATTTTTCACTCCCAATTTCTGTTTTAGTGCATCCCAATTTTGAGCATCATAACCAGCTTGCGAAGAATTAACTATATCAACCATTACAGAGGTATCTATAACATTCCCATTTTGTAGAGTTGATGTAACATACAAATGCCCATCCTTTCTTGTTAATAAGCTGTAGTCATAAGTTGTTCCTCTATTGTCCTGGTATGTTATTGTATTTGATGGTACTGAATTGGTTCTCATTAACATCATTATACTATCACCTAATATAACAAGATTTTTATCTTGTATTTCTGTTGATACAGAATTTATAAGAGTATTTAATTCTTTTATACTTTTTTCATTTTCTTTTGGTAAATATGATACTCCTATTTCTTTTGCTACTACATAAGGAACATATGAATGTTCATCATATAACCATACAAATAAATAGCCATCTGAAGTAGGATTAAATCTCAAATCTACAGCTGCTCCTATATTTTTAGGGTCTGTATTTAACAGATTTGTACCTTTCATACTTTCTTTATCCGTAGTAAACATGACAGCACAATAAGGAACATCAGTTGGACCAACTGTATTCCCTGTTATAACATACTTAGTACCTTTTTGTACTGGAAAAACAGCTGTATTTGCATATACTTTAGTACCATCTACAAATTTCCCACTTGTACTGTTAGGATATATCTTAAGTATTTCATTATATTGTATTTCTTCTGTTTTGGGTACAGTAACATTATTTTTAATATCTTCTACTTCATTGATAGTTTCGTGTAATTTATTAATAAAAGCATCGGATTTTACTATTATTTGCTTACTACTCTTATCATTAATATTACTGCAATTAGCAATAAAGTAATCCCAATCAAAATCAATAATAACATATCCAAGTTTTGTATCCCCTTCGTAATGATTACCTGGAAAATCTATTGATACTTCCTTTGAATTATCAAATGTTCTTATAATAATTCTTTTAGGAATATCTTTTGTATTATATATAGTGTTTATACATAAGTCCTGATATGGACCTAAAATCTTTATCTGTTTAAAGCAAGATAATATTTTGAGTTCATTTTCTGTATTATTTTCAGAATAAACGCAGGAAGTAGTATTTCTTATATTAGTATTTATTATTTCAGTATTTTTCTCTAATCCATCTGTTTTTATTTTACTAAATATATATGGAGAACATTCTATATCATATATATTGTTATTTAATTTAATTTTACGAGTTTCACACCAAACAAATTCTTGAGATAAATCAACAACTATATGAATATTAATACCATTGACAGCATCATTTAAGTACAAACATTTGCCAATATTGTCATCTTTATCTAATCCCTTTGAATACCAATATAAAGGTTCTCCTCCAAGGATAAAAGCAATTTGTATTCTTGATTCATTATACATTCTGACTCCATAAAAATATAAAGTCTTATCTAATTTAGTATCTATATATATCTCTCTCAGTAATTGAGAAGCTTTTATCAAAGTATCAGAATAATCTTCATTAAAGACTATATAAGGCTTTGAGGCTAATTCACCCCATTTCTCATTCTGTTCTTTTTGTAAATTATCTACTTCTATCTTGGTAGAATATTTACTCCATTTAGATTTATCACTCCAATTTGCAGTTGATTCTCCTGTAAATATGTAGCTCTCCCACCCATTCTCTGTTAAGAATTTTCCTTGAAAACCAAGTACTCTATCTTTTGAAGGCACTTTAGCAATAGCTTGTTCTAAAGTTAGAACCTCTGCTATATGGTCAGCATTATAACTAGTAGATATATTTACTACTCCCCTCCTATTAAGAATGTTATCAAGTCTTTCATTACTCTCATCATAGACAGCCTTGGTAGAAGTAACAGGATATACATCAGTATTTTGAGTACCTCCTACTAATTCATTCTCTGTTATTTTCTTTATTTTTCCCATTATTATAATTTATTTAAGGTATTAATATACCACAAGCTCTTAATTGTCCCAGTAATGTATTATATACTTTCAGCTCTCCATTATTAAGCCATAAGCTTTGAGTACTTGGAGCTTTAATATCTTCTATAATATCTCTAAATCTTCTCATTTGTCTGATTTTTGAGTTGTTTTGTTTATCTGTTTTTCTTTAAGTTTTGCATCAGACCTTGCCTTGTCCTTATCAAACTCCAACCTCTCTCTATCAAGCTTGATTCTTTCGTCAAATTGTCTTATTGATTCCATCAGTTTATCCTTAGCTTCTTGTGAATATTCAGGCTCTATTATGCCATCATCTTCACTATTCTTGCTATAGGCTTGCATCTGTGCAATAAGAATCTTTGTCTCATTATCTCTTTGGTTAAGGGCATCTTCCTGCTGCATCTTAGCCTGTTCCATTTGAGCCTTCTGTTCTATCTCCTGCTGCTTTACCTGCAACTGCTGTTGCTGTGCTTGGGCTTGTCTTTCCTGTATACTTCTTTCATCCTTTTCAACAAGTCTTTGCTTTTCAGCAAGTGAAGATGAACTGAATAACTTCATAATAGTTGAGAATGATAGAGTCTGGTTCTGCAATGCTGCCTGAGCTAAAGTATCAAGTTTTGAGTTTAATTCCTGAATACCATTACTATTGTCCACTACAAGACCATAATCAGCTTCTGCAAATTCATCACCATCTATCTCCATAACTCTCATTGAATTATCTGATAAGATGTATTGGAATTTCTTGCTTCTGCCTCTCAATGCTATCTTAGCTGTTTCAAGCAAGCACTCTAATGCTCTCTTCTTGACATCCTCATGTATTACAAATAGCCACTCTGTAATGTGAGAAGACTGCATCATACTTCTCTCTACTCCACCTACTGTCTCTCTATTACTTACTTGACCTTCTCTTTGCTTGGTAATACCAGCAACTTCTGCCATTTCCATCTTGATAAATTCAAGAAGATTAATGTATTGCTGTATCTGATTACCATCAGAAGCTGTAATTACACCAGTGGAAGCATTGTTTAATGCACCTGCAAGTTTACCTGTAGCTGCACCTACATTACCCTCATTGAAGCTGTCTTCTACTGCAAGACCCATTGTCTTTGCATAGTATAACCACTTCTCTACATCCCATCCTTTAGGCTTTTTGGCAAAGTCAAGTCTAACTAATGAACCCCAGTTTCTTGCTATCAGTTTATTCAATCTATCATGTATTGCATCATACAAGTAATTGTATGGCTTCATCATGTCTACTAAACTGAATGGTCTGTTGTCATTAAGGTTGTAAATGGAGCCAACAATTCCAAAGTGGCATCTTGAAGGGTTACTTAGCCTATTGTACTGAACTACTCTTGGTCTCATATTTACATATATATCAGTACCAATCTTAGTTCCTTCCCATGCTTCATTGATGTAGAATACCTGTTCCTCTTCTCCAGCATCCTTATCTATTACATAAGTCTCTGGATAGAAGTTAAATACTTCTTCACCTGTTTGAGGGTCATAACTTCTTACCTTCTTAATCTTTCTCCTTGACTTCCAATATACTCTAAGTACTCTCAAGTTTCCTGCAACATCATAAGGAAGAAGTGAGTTATTAACTCCATCATATCCTCCTAATGGGTCCCAAAAGAATCCCTCTGTACTTATTTCATCTCCTATCATGTGGTTATTGACAAAGCCATATCTTTCATCTATGTTATCCATAGAGTCTGTAGCAGCTTGACCTACATGGTCAGGCATCTTCTCTATGTACTCCATATCTTTCTTTGTCAATACATCATAATAGGTATCAATGACTTTGCCTGGACTCCAATAATCTTCAAGGATTATCATATCTGCATCCTCAATCTTATTGCTATATCCTGACTTAAAGATTCTTACCTTGAGGGGATTTAATCTCTCAATAGTAGGCTCACCTCCTACAATATCACATTGATAAATCTCTTCACCAACTGCCATTGCATCCATGAATCCCTGATTGAACATTAAAGGAATATTCAACTCCTTTATATAGTGGTTAAGGAGGGCATTTGCCCTTATTTCCCTCATGTCCTGCCACTCATAACTGTAATAGTCATTTATCTTTTCAAGCTCCTGATTAGCCTCCTCCTCTGACTGAGAAGTATCAGATACCCACTCTTGCAGCTTCTGTAGTAATTCTTGCTTCTTGTTATTCTCTATCTCTGTAATAGCATTAGGGTTAGTAACTACTACTTTGAAGTCAAAGATTCTCTTACTTTCCTCACCTCTAAGCACATTCAACTTACTATTCATAATAGGATAGTGTTGAATCCTATCAGGTATGAAACCTGCCTGTAGCTTCTCAGGATTCAGTATCATCTCAAGGTCACTCATGTGGAGTTTACCATTGAGCAAGTCATAGTTAATTTTCTTATGTATTACAGATTTTCTAACTAAGCTATAATTGAAGAAGGTCTTACTGTCTGCCCAATCCAAGTGCTTCTTCCTCCAAGCTTTATTTTTCTTACTGAAGGGAAGTTGCTGTGGAGGCAAGTTTATCATTTCATATCCCATATACTTCAATTTAATTACTGTGCAAAGGTAAGTAAAATCCTTGACCTATGCAAGTATATAAGTAATTTATTAACCATTAGCCTTCATTTTTACTAAATTTACTACCTGAACCTAAAGTCATAGTTTCTCTTGAAGAATGTGTCATTACCATCATAATTATTATTGGCTCTCTCCTGCTTCTCCTTACTGACATCTCCTTGGTATCTTATCATCCTATCCTCTCTTAAAAGCATTAACATACCCATAGCAGAAATTCTATCGAAGTTACCTTCAGAGTTGTAATTAATAAGCTCTTTTAGCAGTGCCCTGTTCCTTACAGTAAATAACCTTGGAACCATTACTTCTTTCTCTTCTCCATCAATAGTCTGCATAATAGGAACTGGAGCCAATAGCCAACTTCTCAATCTACTCCTTGCATAAGCATTAATGGCAGGAGAGGCATTAGTACCTTTTGACTTGTTACCATAGCCATCCTTCATCATCTGCTTTTCCTTTAAGAAATCAAGAACATCTGTAAGAAGATAAAGACTGTTTCTTGTCGAGAAGTGAGAGAATAAGCCTTTCTTATTATACTCATAATTCAACCTACCATTGTAGAATAGACAAAGTTTTCTACAAATCTCATAGTAATCATCAGCAAAAGATGGTCTTCCAGTGTATTCAGCCACTATCCTATCTGTCCACAGGTCTAATACAAATATAGAACCTAAAGACATAGTATTTGATTCATCATCATCATAAGGGTCAGCACCTAATATATACCTGTCATTATATGGCTTACCTGTATTCTTATCAATCTCAGGCATCTGGTATATCTCAATAGCTCCCTCAATCTTGTTATCCTTATGTGGAAAATCCCTAATAGGTGTAGCAGAGGTAGGTTTATACTCTACTTGACCATTTTTATTGAATACCAAATCACCTGTATATACATCATCATATTCTGTAGGATTAGCATCTAATTGACCTATTCTTTCAGTCAAGTCAGCTATAGGGAACATATTTACACCTGTCTTGACAATAGCCTCAGCAGGAGTAATAGGAACCTCAGCAATGGTCTTAATGATAGTATTAGGGTCAGTAGAATTGTACTTTACTCTGTACCTATTCATAAGAATCTCAATAAGAGCCTTAATCACATCAGATACACCATTCTCATTATAGCATCCCTTTCTATTTATATAGCCAGGAAAGAAGAATACAAAGTAAGGTTTACCTTGATTATACTTATCAAATACATTAGGTAAGGCATACATATTATAACCTTTTGGGTTATACATAATTTCTTGAGCACCAGCAAAGTCTGATTCATTATCACCAGCAGTACCTAACATATAGATTTGCCCAAAGACAATATCACCTTCCTGTACTGAAGGTAAAAGCACATTATACAAATCTACAAGTCTTGGAAATGTACCAAACTCCTCAATAAGAATCTTGGCAGCTCTCTTACCTCTCAACTTAGACTCATCATCCTTAGATGATACTCCAAGTACTGTATTCTGAGTGCCTTTTTCAATGTCCAATTCTACATCCTTATATCCCATTATCCAAGTCATTTCCTGTAAAGAGTTCTTTAATCTCTTTCTTGGGAACTGGGTATTGGCTGCACAGAAGTTAGCCATATCCACAAACTTATTAAGAACACCATCCTTAGTAAGGTACTCCTTCTGATAGGCAGTTACTATACCCTTTACCTTTTCATGTGCTTCTTCATTTTCACCTACTACAAAAATGTGGTTAAGTATGGATGCAAGACTATATGACTTACCTTTACCTCTGGAAGCAAGCTCAGCCATGTGCTGACCTCCCTCAAAGTTATTGTACAAGCCACCATTTGATGCCTGGTCTAAGCAATGGAATCTCCAATAGATTCCTTCCCAACATTCAGGAAGTGCTTCTATTCTATCAGCTCTTTTAGACTTTATCTTTTTACCATTCTTATCCTTATACTCTCTAATCTTAGAGAGCATCATAGGAGAATAGTTAAGGAACCAATACATATAGCCTGTAACCCATTCTCCATCACTTTCCCTCACATAACCATCCCATATTCTTCTCCTTTCCTCTCTTACCCATTTACCATACTCACTATTAGGATTGGCATTAGGTCTAAGGTTAGTAAATGTACCATACTTCTCATAATGTATAGCAGATGGTCTGAAATAGTCCATATCCTCCAATATATGAGGATTAGCCAAGTCCACAATGATTCTACCTCTATCATCTCTTGGTCTATCCTTGGCATGTTCTCTTGCAGGACTTATCAATCTCTTGACAAACTCTACATTATTTATAATATCAAATAACTGGTCCTGAACCTCCTGAGGAAGGCTATTGACCAATTCCTCAGTCAGCTCAGTCTGATATTCATTCATTGGTATCTTCTGAAACTCCATTATATTCTCCCTTTATAACTGCTTCATAAAAATCAGAGCCTATCCAATTGAATATTGATGTACTCAACATAATATCCATCTTCTCCAATATACTCTCTTCCTGACCATCAGGAACCCTGGCAATATGTTGTATCTTCATTACTTCATAGGACTTGCCTCTCTTAGTAAACCAAAGAGTGTACTTATAAATCTTATAGACCTTAAATGAGGAATGAGGTATTATTTCCCTCTGTAATACAATATGTCCTACATTCTCAATTCCCCTTTCACCTCTCCTTATCTCAATATGTTTATTGAGACCTTCTATTATATCTTCTGCTTTCATAATTATAGTGCTAAGTCATCCTCAAATATAGTCTTTTCTCCCTGTCCTCTCATTCTGCCTGACTCTCTCATTTCAGAGTTAAGTGCCTTTTCAGCCTCATTGAGGTCTTTCACAAGAGAAGGTATTTGCTTAATGAGGGCACCTGCTTCTTTCAAGTCCTTAATTTCAAGTTCATCAAACTCTTGGGCTTTCAGTCTTTTTCTATATTTATCAACCATAAACCTCGTGTCTTCAAGGAGTAAAGCTGAGATTGGCTTAAAGGACTTATAAAATTCCATTGCCCCTGTTACTATTCTGTCTGGTTCCCATTTAGGAGGTAATCCCTCCCCCTCTTTAATAGCTTCCATTCTTTCCTTGTCATCTACAAGGTACTGATAGTCACTTCTTGGGTCACAGAAAAAATAAATAAACCCAAGTTCCATAATAGCCTTATCCTTATTAACAGTCTTATCTCTTTGCCATATTTGTCTGAAAGGTTTAAGAGCAAAGGCTTCCTCAGATATTACTACTTTGTAACCTTCATATTTGAACAATTTTATCATAATCTAAGAAAAAAAAAGAGTGTATCAAGATTAGTTTTCCTGATACACTCTTTTGAATTATACAATTAGTCTCTTCTTCTCTGGTTGAATGATTGGTGAAGGAGTTGGGTCAGGAACTTCCTCATACTCTTCAATAATGAAGTCAATATCCCTATCCTGTAGTAATAGGCACTGTTTTCCATCCATCTCAACAACATCAAAGTTGTAAGTTATGATAGGGTTATCAGTGATTACTCCATCCTTTAGAGAACCTTCTTTGTGTTTCTTTACACCAAATCTTGTAGGATTAACCCATACCAAGTCACCAACTTTAATGTCTCTAACAGAGCTACCCACTGCAAGTACCCTCTGATATTCCTTCAGGCTGCCTTCTCTCTTAGTCACATCAATAAGACCAGCTCCTACCATCATATCATGCTCATACTTATCCATTGTAGTGATAAGTGCAGTGAACATTGGCTTTATCTTCTTAACCTTCAACATACTCAATGACTTTTATACCATATTCTACAGCACAAGAGTGCTCAATCTTACAACCTCTATATTTGTCCCAGTCTTTAGCAAAATATGCAGCATCTGCCACAGATAATAGCTCAATTGATTTACCCAAGAGCCATAGAGGTCTTGCATCTACTGGTGCATCTTTGAAGAAGCTATCAATCACTTCCACATCATCATTGAGTACTGCCTTAGCCTCTTCCACTGCTTTGGCTCTTTCTGCTTCTATTTCTTCATTTGTCTTGCCCTTCATGGGCTGACTAATAAACAGTTTCTTCATTTCTTCTCCCTTATCTGTTTTATAAACTTGAATCTCTTTTTCATACCTAACATCCTATCATAAGTGCAAGTTAATTTACCCAGTGATGGAATGTTGAAATTTGTTCTTAACTTAGCAAAATCCTCTTCATTAAGATTCTCCTTTAATGGCAAGGACTGTATGGATTGGTTAATGAATAACCAAAATGCCTTATATGTTTTATCTACCACTTCTTTAGGTAAATTCAACTCTTCAGAAACTTTACCAATTATATCAGGATAATTCATTTCAATTCAAAAAGTAACAATAGTTGGAAAGTGCCAGTCTCCTCATCAATGTTAGGAATAAACCTTGGATTAATCTTGCCATCAATAATAACCTTATTCTTCCTTAGCTTGCCCATAATTACTTGAAAGTGTGGGAGAGTGATATTACACTCTTCCCTTACTTTCTTCTTTGTATCTTCACTCATTGTAACCTTATCAAGTATCTCATTGTCCTTGATAACTTTGCTGAGTTCATATCTCTGCTTAACAAAGGATGTAATTACATCAATCTCTCTATCAGTTAGCTTATGAAAAGGCTCTAAAAATTCAAACCAATATCTAAAGAATTTACCATTTAATGAAGTGGGGATTCTAACTATATTGTTAGCCTTCTTCATCTTGTAATTTACTCTTCAGTTTTAATATCTGGTGTTTCCTCTTCCTCAGTCTCTTCAGGAACTGTCATAATTTCCTCAATCTCAGCAATACACTTTTCAAGGAAGTCCTGCTTGAACATATGTCCATTCTCTACTACCTTAAACAAGTAGTCAAGTCTCTTGAACATATTACCCATATTAGCAGCCTGTAACTTCATATACAACTGCTTAGCCTGCTCACTAAGCTGATGAGCTATGTTCTCTAACTGCTCATAAGACATCTTCTCAGGTCTCTCTGTTTCCTTTGCTGTTGGCTGCATCTCTACAACCTTTCCCTTTTGCTTTCCCTTTTGCTCTTCCATTTTACTTTATAATTAAATTGTTAATACTCTTCAAGGTATCTGTGTCCATATCTATTCTTGTAGAGGGTCTCCCATTCCTCTATTGAACATTCTCCTATATCAGTGGAGCCACACTCATCACAGTAATCTGAATCCTCCATTCCTGGAATGTTCCTAATATTCAATGATAGACAATGCTTGCAGTATAATACTGGCACTTCATTGTAATCATTAGGCTGATTTTCTGTGTTTAAGTTGCTCATAAATCATCTTCTTTCTGTCATTCAGACTATTCTTACCATGCTTAGCATTGTTAAAAGGTCTCTTAGGATAAATAAATCCATCAAGAGATATATGACTTCTTCTGATTGCTCTCCCTACAGACTTAAACCTGCTTACTGCTTCATAGGTTCTCAGGTGAAGAATACCTCTTTCATAGAAATCTCCTACAATATCTACTCTATTCTTCTTTATGTAATCCTTGAACTCCTCTTCACTCATCAAGGGTCTTTCTATTGTCTTCTGCTCTTCCATTTCCATAATGTTTTATTTAAAGTAAATTAATACAAACTGACCATTTTCTTTAAGTAGAGAAACTATATCCTCTCTCTTAATTCCATTCTCATTGGCTGACCTTACAATACCTCTGATTGTAGTATCAGTTAATGCAGTCATAACTTGATGAGCCTCTGAACCATTGGTCTTTTTGGTTCTTGTCATCCTTGCCTTTTCTATTTCTTCCATATTACCTAAATTAGTTGTGGGGGAGAGATTCGAACTCTCAACCTCAAGGTTATGAGCCTTGTTAGCTACCATTGCTATCACCCCACGATGTATATTTGAGCAGATAGTGGGAATTGAACCCACACATTAACATTGGAAGTGTTACATACTAACCTTTATACTATACCTGCATTTGAGTAGATAATCAGACTTGAACTGACCCCTTGATATTGGCAAACTAACACCATATCTACATTATAGAGCCTCCTGAAGGATTTGAACCCTCTCTTCCTGTTTACAAGACAGGCTTGCTAAACCATTAACACTAAGGAGGCAAATGGTACTCCCACTGGGAGTTGAACCCAGACAATCATTGCTGATTGACAGATTTTAAGTCTGTTGTGTCTACCATTCCACCATGAGAGCATCTCTTGTCAATAAGGTCTTATATCACATAAGTGGAATAAGTAGTCATACTTATTGATATTCTGAATAAAGGTCTCACATTCAGATGTTATACCTTTATATATGGTCTCTTGAGGAATCTTATCATAGAATGCAATAGTAGCAGACTTAACTTCACTTATAAAGTCAAAAGCATTCAGTGCATCACTTGGAGTTCCTTTGATTACATTAGGTTGCATCTTGCCAAGTATTCCCATGTATCCTTCTGCAAGCCCATCCTGATAATCTGACAATATATCAAGAAACTCATCAAGATATACATGGATATTCTTCTTAGGTGCTGCCCAATGCAGATTCTTACACTTAGTCTTCCAACCTTCAAGCTGATTTAAGAAGTTGATAAAGAACTGAGAACCAGATACTTCTGTACTTCTGCTTGATTCCATTGGAGTAAATAGGCTATCTTCTTCAAACATATTCTCTTATTTTGATGGTGCAAAGATAAACAAAATATTTGATACTACCAAATATTTTCCTAATTATTTGCTGTTTGTTATATATATTATTAACTTTGTGCCCCCTAAGAGATTCGAACTCTTACACTACTATTACTTCATGTCTGCTTCTAAGGCAGATGTGTCTACCAAATTCCACCAAGAGGGCATTAATCAAACTTTGTTCTAAGGATTTTCAGTCCTCCGCAATGTAACCATACCTGCAATGTAACCATAATGACTTATTTGTGTCTCTACCCACATCACTTTCCATAAGTCAAGGACAAAGATTTCTATTGAAGTGGGGCAGAAAGGAATTGAACCTTAAATAGCCTGAGGCAGTGGATTTACAGTCCACTCTAATTCACCACATTAAAGCTACCCCATATAATATTTATTACTCACTCCAACATCAAAGGAACTATATTCCAACTGGAATAGTTCCTGTAGGTGTCCAAGCATAAGCCTTAGCAGCCTGTCTAAAGTATACTTTAACACACCTCTTAATTAATGAAATAACCTTTTTCATAACAATAAAAATTTGGAGTTAATAATATGTTATGTTCCCCCATAAGGAGTCGAACCTTACTCTCAGGATTAAAAGTCCAGAGCATCCACCATCAATGCTTTGGGGGAATATTTGCCAAGGTTGAGGTTGTGCTCCCACAAGGACTTGAACCTTGAGTCCACAGTTTAAGAGACTGTTGCTTTAACCAATTCAGCTATAGGAGCATTATTTCTTTTCATACTTTTCAGACCATGCTTTAGTAATACCTGCTGATGCAAATACTCCAGCAACAGCACCTATATAAGCAGCAAGACCATTAAGGTCTGTCTGTATAGTATGGTTATAACATACCTCTATTATAAGAAGTACAGCAGGAACTAATAGTAGGATTAAACCTATTAAGGTAACTGCCACTAAGAAGAAGTTCTTTGAAGAAACTCCTGTATTATTCTTTATAAGTTTATCTACATAACACATAGACTTGGAGGTGGGATTTGAACCCACGAATCATCAGATTTGCAGTCTGTGCCCTTAGACCACTCAGGTACTCCAAGATAGTACTCACAAAGGGACTTGAACCCCTAACCTTGAATGTATAAGATTCCTGCTCTGACCAATTGAGCTATGTGAGTATATTGGGGTGTTAGATGGGATTTGAACCCATGCCATAAGGAGCCACAATCCTCTGCTCTACCTGACTGAGCTACTAACACAGTGCTGATAGAAAGACTCGAACTTTCAACTACTGCCTTATGAGAGCAGCCTTCTACCATTGAAGTACATCAGCTATTACTCTTCCTGACCAATGTTGGGATGGTGAGAATTGAACTCACCTGTAACCAACTACTCTTTCAACTGCTTATCAGACAGAGGAGATACATCCCAATATGCGGGGAAGATAGGACTCGAACCTACTCTCTTCTGATTAACAGTCAGTAGCTTGTACCATATAAGCTCCATCCCCATTTGTATTGCTCCTATAGGAATTGAACCTATGACCTTTTCCTTGTAAGGGAACTATTCTAAACCACTGAACTAAGGAGCATTGATAGGGCAGTTTCTTTAACCTCTAACTGCCCAAAAGAGGGTTCAAGCAAAAGCTCAACATTATGAAAACATGAAAACATGGTGTGGACCTTGTGAGATTTGAACTCCTCTAAAACATTGCAAATGTCTTGTGCTAACCTGATTACACTACAAAGCCCATTTAAGTATGGGTACTTGGACTCTAACCAAGGACAACTGGCTCCCAAAGCCAGCATTCTACCTACTGAATTACACCCATATATTGTGGAGAGATGAGGTCCCGACCCCCAAGCATTTTACTGCTCAATCTGTTTTCAAGACAGTTCCCAGTCCCACTGAGTTACCTCTCCATTTGCCTACCTACCTCTGTAGGATAGGACTTTAGTAGATTAAAGGTGGATTAGCAGGATGTGGGAGAATTGAACTCCAATCTCCTGATTGACAGTCAGGTACATTAACCACTATGCTACACACCCTAAATTGTAGAGCTATTTGGAATTGAACCCAAATTTCTGCCTTGAGAGGGCAGTTACCTAACCATTAGCAGATAGCTCCATTTAGTACCCCCTGAGGGAATTGAACCCCCATTAAAGGCTTAGAAGACCCTTGCATTATCCATTATACTAAGAGGGCATTTACCTTTACTATTGTTACCCCAATAAGACTTGAACTTATGTTACAGGAGCCAAAATCCCGTGTAATAACCAACTATACTATGGGGCAATAAAAAAGGAATGTTACTCTAAACAACTGGTTAAAGTAACATTCCTAATAATGGAAATTTCCTAAAACCAATCTCTCTTTCTCAATTGCTCTGCAAAGGTAAGCAAAATATTTGAAACCATCAAACTTTTTCCCAATTATTTTTAATTCAAGCATCATTTTCTTGTCATGAAGGAGTAAAGTTAGGCTTTGGCTTTAGTTCTAATCTATATTCTTTAAGTCTAATCTATATTCTTTAGTTCTAATCTATATTCTTTAGTTCTAATCTATATTCT